ATGAAACTCGCTTCTATCGCCTGCGCAGCCGCACTCCTCCTCACGGCCTGCACCACCACGCCGCCCGAACTGGAGCCGATCCCCGGCAGCATCACCTATGGCGGCCAGCCGCGCACCAAGCTCACCAAGGCGCCGGTCGGCAGCATCGTCCCGCACCAGTTCTTCACGCAGCAAGGCGGGCTGGCCCGCGAAACCTATGTGATCCAGCCCGACCGCTCATTGAAGCTGGTTCGCCGCTACATAGATTACGACTTCATCACGAGGCGCGATTGACGAGATTGCGCCATCCTGCCCGCTTCGAGCTTGGGCGGCAGCTTCGACTGAGGCGCTAGGAACTCTACAATTCGGAGATTGCCATGAAACACCTATTTCCCACTCTCTGCACTGCCTTGTTGCTCACCAGCTGTGAGGTGACGACGTCTTCGGTGGGCTATTCGCCCTACCTTGAGCCCATTCCCGGCAGCATCACCTATCGCGGCCAGCCGCGTACGAAGCTCACCAAGGCGCCGGTCGGCAGCATCGTGCCACATCAGTTCATCGACCGGTTCGGTCGACGCGTTTACGAGACCTACGTGATCGAGCCGGATCGCTCGTTGCTGCTGGTCAGCCGACGTTACCGGGATTTCCTCCTCTTCGACGACGATTGATCTACTGCAGGTTTCCTTAAATCGTCGCCGATTCAAGGATAAAAACATGCAGCAATTCAAAGTGCTACAGCGACCCTTGCGCGTCTGATAGACACGCGGCGCTGTAGTAGCGGGCGTTCAGCCGACGCGACGAAGATAGATGTCTGACCGCGCTGCGCCTGCACTGGCAAACGCGACGTCATACTGCCCTGAGCAGCATGACCGCCCGTCTGGCCACATCGGCGAAGGTGACGCCGATTGCCGCGCCGCCGAGGCCGATGACGCCAAGCGCCCCCATCCCTATCAGCTTCCATTTGCGGACGTCCTCGGTCACCGGCTTCATCTCGGCAATTTCGTCTTTGACGAGCGTCAACGATCCCTCAAGCGTTCCGACCCGTTCGACGAGTTCGTCGATGCGCCGGTTCATCGACGTCCGCCCGGCATCGGACCGGTCCTCCGACCGGCGGAAATCCTCGCGCAGATTCTTCACCTCGGCGATCAGGGTCCCGAGCTGTTGGTGAACCGTGGCGTCAACCATCCCGCCGCTCCCCGTGCTTCGCGCATTCACCCTTTGTCCAGACGGACGCGGCACAAAGCCCGACGACCGTCCGGTCTATCCTGCGCTGGTCTGCGGCCGTGGCACCGCGAGCCCCGGCGAGGTCAATACCGACCACCGCGCGCAGGCCGCTCACATTTGCCGGCGCCGAAGTTCCACAACCCGCCAGAAACAGAGCAGGCATCATAGTCAAGGCGCTTCGCATCAGCCCTATCCGCCGCTTCATTGTTTTGCCTTTCGATTGCGTTGCGGACCGCCTGCGCACCGTTTTCACGAATTTCCAGCACGGCCCAGGAAAGGGCGGCGCACACAAGCAGACCGCCCAGGAATTTGCTCCATGGAATCTTCACCGCCCAAGCCCCAGGGCTTCCCGAACCGCCGGCATCGACGAGATTGCGTAGATCGCAAAGCCGACGATCGTCGCCAGAATGGCAAGCTGCACCCGCCAGTCGAGCGCCACGAGGTTCAATTCCTTGAGCGCTGTGATGATCGTTCCACCGGCGGTCAACAGCCATGTCCAGAACCGCCCGGAACGGGCAACGGGCCTGTGCCGCACTTCGGACCGCACCTTTGGGGGCGACACGTCCTCCGCCGGTTCCGATGTCTCATCCGAGGAGCGAGAGGCAGCAAGTACCTGGCGGAGCACCGCCTCGACCCTATCCGGCTTCACCAGCGCCTTATTGCGCCCGTCCCCGGCATAATAGGACTGCCCGCGCCTCACCCGCCGCCGGTCGCCGTCGGTGTCGGCAAGCACAGGAAGCGATGCCCATTCCATCGCCAGCCGCCGGCCGAACTCGGTCGCGCTGATCTCGCCGGAAACGAAGCTTGCGAAACCGCGGCGGTTCAGGAGATGAAGCCCCAACCTGTCCTGAAGTGCGGGCTCGAAGATCTGCTCCTCCTTGAGCCACGGAATTTCCCGCAGCAGCCCGATCAGCGTTGCGCGCATGAATTGGTAGGCGCCGGCAGCGCTCGACCCATGCGCCTTCGACCAGGTCTTCTGGGCCGCAATCACCTCGCCGAGCGTCATCGCGGTCAGCGGCTTCGTCAGGCCGCCTTGCCTGTGGGCATAAATCACATCATAGGAGGCGCGGTCGTTCCGCCCGACTTCCGCTTCGCGGATGAAGGCGAGCAGAAGCGCCGCGCCGTGAGGCATGGTGTGGGTCATGGTGGTACCTTTGGTGTTTGGAAAGGAAAACCCCGCTTATCGCGGGGGTTCAGGGTTTGGTCATCAGGCGCCGTCGCGACGGCTAGTCGATTCGCGGGCAGCCAGGGTCGGCTCCGAAGACGACGCGGTTGCGTTCCCCTCGACGACCGATGCCCCTTACTTCGATGGCGCTATTCGATGTCCGCCCGATTCTGGGATTTCGAAGATACCGGCGAGCCAGATGGAGGGCTTGACGTGTCGTGCACTGATATTCTTCCGGGTAGTTCTCTCGATAATATCGCCTCGGCGGATACTCATCGTGGTAACGTGGACCTGTGCGGCCGATATAGATGTCGAAGTCTTGAGAAAAGCCGCCTGTTGGCGCGGCAATCGAGGTAGCTACTGTTGCGGCCGCCAACAAGAGTTTAAACGATAACGCTGCCATTTGCATTCTCCTCGCTACGCTAGACGATTCTAGAAGGCAAATGATGAACGACGACAGAACGTTCCTTTACTGCTTCACCAATAGTCCTTGACCGGTCGGTATGGTCAATATTGATTGCCCATGGGCAGCAGCAAACTCATTCCACATCGCATTCTGCTGCTCGCACCCTCTAAAGGCGTAGTCGTCAAGCACGATAGTCGCCCCGGTGACGACCCTATCCCAGACCCTCTCTATGCATTCTTGCTCGTATTTCGCGACATTGAGGTCGATTGAGAGATAGGCAATCTTTTCGATCGGTACGCCATCCAGGGTTGCCGGCAGAAGTCCCTTTACCAAAATTGCATTCTCGAACTTGGAGAAGTTTCGCTTTGCGATCTCATGAACATCGAAATAGATGCCCGAGTTACGCTGCTTTGCCAGCATTGCCTCGTTAACAGTCATCTCGCCTTCGGGAATGCCTGCGAAGGTGTCGAAGAGCCAGAATTTCCGGTCGAGCACGCAAAAATTAAGATACTCACAAACGGTCATCGAAAGCAGGCCGGCGTTCACGCCGAATTCGACGAAATCGCCTTGAAGTTTGAGCGCTCGAAGTGCGGCAAAGCAGCACGTGTGAGCCCGCCAACGAATGTCAGGGACACGCTTGCGCTTCTGCCACGCCGCTCTGTTACCCGCCTCAGCGAAGCGCCAAGCAGCGGCAAATCGCGGCTCGTTCAGAAAATCCGTGTTCTTGTTTATGACCCTGAAGCCGTCGGCCTTGTAACCGGGTAGAGAGTCCTCGCCTTCTGCAAGGAACCGAAGGCGCTTCTTGACTTCGCGGATACCCATTTCACACTCCGCCACTATATCCACGCCTGCGCAAGGGCCATAGGTCGCGGACGGCCTAAGATGAGGCGGCCAGCGTTCCAACTCCGAGTGGGGCCGGTTTGCGCCGTTAGTTTAGCCGCAATCGTGAGCCGTTTGCCAATGAACTCGAAATCCGTCCTCGCTAGGGGTAGGAGGAAGATACCAAGTCAACGTCAATCAGTGGCAAACAGCAATCGCGCCTCCGCGTCTAACCACTCAGCGAGAACCATTACGAAGCCGAGATATGCTGGGCGACTCGCAACATGCACTGCCAACGTCGCTGTCCTGTTGCCCTTGGATGTGCCCGGTTGCGGGCCGTGGCAACATTCGATATGAGCAGCAAGAATCCAATTCCGAGACAAATTAATGGCCAAATCGAAGGTCGTGGTCGTCTTTCCTGTTTACAACGGTGAAAGGACTCTCTTCAGCAGTCTACAGTGCATCGCCGATCAGACGTTTCGAGATTTCGAAGCGATTGTTGTCGACAATAAATCGACAGACGACACACTAGCCGTCGCTGAGCAGTTTTGTAGATCGGATCGTCGCTTCTCCATTGTGAGAAACGAACAGCATGTCAGTGCACCGGAGAACTTCGCTCGCGCTTTCCAACTCGGCGCAACGCGTGGCGAATATTTCTGCCTGCGCGCATGCGATGACCATTCTTCTCCAGATTTTTTGGCGTGCTTGGTCGAGGCCCTTGACCGGGACCCCACCAAATTACTTGCGGCATGCTCTACAAAGGTGGTCGGGCCGAACGGAAGCAGAATAAAATCTCCCAATAAAGCCACCCTTGACTTCACCCAATCGTACGTTTCAGGGCGTGTGCCAAGAAACCTAACGTTCCCGGCAGAATGGATTTACGGCCTGTTTAGGGCCAGCGCCAAAGACATATTGATGACACGCTGGTTCGAACTCGGCAATCCCTGGTGTCTCGCATCCTATGTCGTGGCAGAGTTTGTCGTTCGTGACTCGGTCGCGTACGTGCAAGGACCAACATACGACTTTACTGAGGGCTCTGGTTCGGAGCAACGTTATGGAGCAAAGAGTTTCCGTAACAAGCTTGATCAACGGCTAAGGTATACATTTGGATGCTATAAGCTAGCAAGAAAACTTCCTCCGGTGAGATTTCTAACAAGGTTAAAGTTCTTCAAAATGTGCTGGAATGATGCACGGAGGAAGACGCGTTACAAGCTTTTCTGGCTTTTTTGAACTATGCATGGACTGATGGCGAGTTCGTCTTCCACGGCTGAGCACTATTGCCCACAGCCAGGGAGCGACAACAAAGACAAGTCGCGGCTAGACCTACGCAGTATTTGCTAGTAGCGAGCTGCGAAAGCGTTAAAGATCGAGCGCGGCGGTCCACACTGCGTCAATTTGCATCTCGGTTAAGCCGAGCGCCCCTCCGATGACTGCAATCAATGACTGCAACCGGTTGAACGAGGTGGCGTATTCCCATTCGATCTGGACGCGGTCCCTTTCGGGGCCGACCGGCATGGTATCAATCGCAGCCATTACCTGGACCGGAGAAATCCCCGCATTGACAAGCCCCAGACGCAATTGTCGTGCTGAAAGCGAGGGCGTTCTCCTGTCGGCTGCGTGTACGGCTGGATTAGGAATTTCGGATTGTCGGCGAGCCACTTGCGAATGGTAGGATTAAGGCCGAACGTATCATCGGGTCTCGATAGATAGTCGCAATCGTAGGTTTGACCGCTTATATCAGTCAGGTTGATCGAGAGCTCGTAAACTTCCGGCTCTCCGGTCGCACTGATCGCACGGACTTCATTGAGCGCCATTCTGCCTTGGGTGGAGCTAATCATACTTATGCGGTCCTTTGGATGATAAGCCAATCTGACGAAGTGACGATCCCTCGCACACGCCAAGTTCCTGAAAGCGCTGAACCGGCCCCGGAATAGCCGCTCTGAACGTAAGCGTTGGTGCTGTACAAACAGGGGATCACTGCAGCTTGTCGCGCGGGGTTGGAGCCATTCTGCGCCATCGCCAGGACTGTCCCTATTGGGAAGCTGGTGTTAGTGGATGATGTTCCAGTGTAAACCTCCGCCGCCACGAACCCCAACGCATGCGTATGGGTCGTCCCGCTAACTGAATTCGTGGTCGCGTTCGTAATGTCCGAGGGTGTTCCCAATGTCAGGGTGCGGTTTGCGGAAATAGCACCGCCACCGGCCAGGCCATTCCCGGCTATCACCTGGACCGCATTGCTTGCAGGCGTATAGCCGTAGAGCGTGTTGATGTCGGGAGCTGCGAGGTTGCCCGAGTGCCAGATCGTATTGTGCGCTGCCACTGAGTTGTCATAGAATTTCAACGCGTCAACACTGTTCACGTTCGACAGATACAGGTAGTCACCCGTATCGTCGTTCGAGACGCGGATGCCATCGCCGTTCGCCGTGCCGTCCCGGTGCTGGATATAGCCCTTGCGGTCGTTGGCTTTCCAGAATCCGACATAAGGATCGCCCGTCGCCGAGCCGATGAGTTTGACGGCCTCACCATCCGTGGTTACGGCGATCTGAGTGAAATCGACGTAGGCGCCGCCAAGCCGGCCTGAGGGTATCGTGCCGGTCGTAAGGTTCGCGGCGTTGTTGGCACCAAGCGTCGCACGCGCCGTCGCGGCATCCGCATCGTCGAGCATGGTCTGCGCAAAAGCGGAAACGCCGAGCGTCGTAAGCGCGGCGCCGGCCGTTGCGTCATCCAGCAGCGTCCGCGCAAACGGCGTCAACGTCGTCGTCGCATAGGCGTCCGCCGCGGTCGTGTAGATCATCCTGTCCGCACCCGTCGCAAGGCCGGCAATCGAAGTCAGCGCCGCGCTTGCTCCCTGGGCGCCGAGTGCTGTGCGGGCCGCGCTGGCGCTTGTGGCGCCCGTTCCGCCCGCAGTGATCGGTCGTGCCGCATTGGCGTCGGCCGTCAGGTCGTCAATGAGCGCGTTATAGGGCACGCTCTGGATCGTCGTGTTCGGCACCCCCTTGGTGCCCGCCGGTGGGGAATAGACTCCGCCTGTTCTTGGCAAGACAGCCTCCATGAAAAAAGCCTCCCGATGGGAGGCCGCGAAACAATTGGAATGTAGCTTGGGGCGGACTGGCGCCTGCCACCTCCACACGTGCATCTTTGGATTGCAGCGAGATGAAATGTTACGTCAGGACCGCCCCTTCCCGGCCGCAAAAAGCCGGCCGTAGTCCACTCGGCGCAAGCCGTCCGGCCCGCGGCTCACCGCGTCGGGGCGGGTCTTCTCCACCTCCTGCGCCATCACGCCGATATGCTTCGGCCCGCGGCCCTGCTCGCCCCTGTAGTTGAACTCGTAGAGATTGTGCCCCTTGAGCCTGCCGACCTTCTCGATGTTCTTCTTGGCGCGGCGATCGGATAGCGGGATCTTCTCGAACATCCCAAGGACATTCCCGAGCAGATTGCCGCCTCCCTGCTGCCGGGCGTTATAGGCGGACATTTGGTTTTGATAGTTCTGCTGCACCAGCCCGGCATAGTCGACCGGCTGGATCGACTGCCCCTGCGTCGGCACGAAGTTGGGGTTCGTCACCTGCGCGCCGGAAAGCAGCGCCGAGATCTCGTTGATCGGCTGGTTGCGCAACGCATATTGCTCGTTGAGATGGTTCGCGCGCGCGGTATTCTCGGCATTGATCTGCGCCTGTCGTGCGTTGAAGCTCTGGTCTTGCAGCGCATTGTTGGCGGCCGTCGCCGACTGGCCGTTCTGGTGCATCTGCTGCTTGGCGCTGTTGCCGAAGTCGGCGTTCTGCAGAGCCTGGGCGTAGCCCTGCGCCTGCGCCGCATTCTCGAAGCTCGCCTTCTGGTTGGCGAGATTGGCGAGACGCGTCTGCTCCTGCCCGGCGTTCAGCACGGCAGCGATGCGGGCGTCGTTGGACGTCCGGTTCGCCTCGTCGATCGCCCGGTTATAGGCCTCCGATCCCGGCTGCAGGCCCTGGTTGGCAAGCCGCGTTTCCAGCGCCGCCCGGTCGCGCTCGAACTGCGGGTTGAGCCGCGCCATCAGCGCATTCTCGTATTTCGACGTGTCGAAGTCCGTCTCGTAGCTGCGCGCAATGTTGCCGGCATTGCCGACGGACGTTGCGAGCTCGGGTCCGCTGGAAAATTGTTGGTATTGCGGCAGTGTCAGCTTCAAAGGGTCGCCGGCGGCCGGGGCCTTCGAAATGTCCATCGGCTTGCCGAGCAGATCGTTCAGCCGGCTCGATTGCGTGTTCGCTAGCGTAGCAAGGTTTTTTTCGGCAGCGTCGGCCTGAAGCTTGATGGCCTTCTGCGCATCGGAAAGCTCCTGTTTCGCCGTCGCGACGGGAAGGTCGTAGACATTCCCGCTCAAGGGGTCCGTCCATTTCTGCGTCGTATAGCTGTAGGTGAGGCTGCCGTCCGGCGTCACCTGGTTCACATTGCCCATGTATCCGTTGGCAACCGCCGTGCCAATGTTGGTCGCGGTCTGTGCCGCTGCCGTCGCCTTCGGATCCGGAGGAGCGGGCGCTTTTGATTTTCCCATAGAACACCTTTTGAGCGGGATGAGGAAAAGTGTGCGCGGTTTTCCGCTCGCATGCCGCGCTACGATTGGAATCGATTGACGGGATGCGCCCGCCAGTCGTTGTCTGTCAGAGTGAAGATGATCTCCGCCTCATCCCGCCCGCGAAGGCGGGGGATGCGGTAGCTCGTGAAACCGAAGCGCCGGGCGATCGAGACCATGCCAGCATTCTCCTCCGAGACGCGCAGCACCGCCATCTGGCAGCCGATCTCGTCGAAGGGATAGCCGAACATGGCCTTCAGCACCGGCCGCGTCAGCCAGCCTTTGCTGGTGGCGGCGGCCGAAAGCTCGACGACGCCCGCTTCAGGCGAATAATTGTGGTAGACGACGCCGGCGACGAGCCTTCCCTCCTCCGTCACGCCCAGCGTGGTGAAGTCGGCAAAGCCCCTTTCGCAGCCGTCGATATGGGCGGCGACGAATCCGGCGATCGCATGGTTGGTCGCGGGGTCGCCCGCCCCGCCCCAGATGATGTTCAAGCACTCGCCTCCCCGGCTGCGACCTGCAGCGTCGCAAGATCGACCTCGATGTCGAGCTTCACCGCGCCGCCGGAGGTGATCACACAGCCGACCGCCAGCATGTCGCCGCTGGCGCGCACGTTCTGGCGAAAGTCGTAGCGCAGCGCTTGCGACACGCCGTCCCAGCGCGCCACCTCCCAAAGGCCCACGTCCCATTCCGGCGACGCCGTGTCGCCTTCCGTCACCCGGTCGAAGGGTGGCGTGGTCCGGTCGAAATCGGCGCGGGCGAAGAGCTGCACCTTGGGCCGGGTCTTGGCGCGGAAATACATATGCGCCATCGTCGCCGCCGTGCGCTGGCCGAATTGACCGGCCGGCGTGAACTGCGAGAGATAGCTGGCGACAAAAGTCAGCCCGTCGTCGGTGCCGCCGGTGTCGCCCTGCCAGCAATAGCCATTGCGGGAGCCGAAGAAGAGCCCGCCTTGCAGCGTCTCGAAGCAGTTGGCCCGCCAGTTGCTGATTGTCGCCCAACGCCCGCTCAAGACATTCAACACGAAAGTCGTGTCGCTGACGACGCTGTTGTCCGGAAAGGCGACGAAAACCAGGTTCTGCTCGGCCCAGGGTTTGATTGTCCAGCCGGCGCCGGTGGCGTTCGCCGCCTGCCTCCAGTCGTCCTCGATCGGCCGCGAGACCGAAACCTGGCTCAGCGCCTGCCGGTCACGCTGAAACACCTGCGACATCGGCGTCAGCCCGTCCGAGGTCGCGATCAGCACGTCGCCGCCGACGCGGATCCAGGCATTCTTTCCAAGCGGCTTGCCGATCTGGTAGACGCCCTTCAGCGCGAAATCGTTGGCGCTCGAAGGGTCGGAACCGGCATAGACCGCAATTTCGCCCTCCGTCGAGACGAAGACGCAGAGATCAGAAAGGCCGTCGCCGCTTTCCAGCGACCAGGAAAAGCCGGTGATGAGCGAGCCGCCCTTCTTCATCACGCCGCCGAGCGGGAACACGGCAGCCGCGCCGCCGATCGCGTTCACCGGCAGGTAGTAAGCGTCGAGCGTCGCGTTCTTCAGGAAGAACTCGCGGTTCTTGAACAGCCAGCCGTAGTTGAGCTCCGCCATCGTCGTACTGTCGGAAAAGGTGATCGTCGGCGTCGTTGTCCAGACGGTGCCGTCATAGATGCGGCGCGTGTCGGCGCCATTGAGACAGACGAGAAAGGAGCCGCCGGCGGTGGTGTGCTGGAAGGCGCACCAGTCGCCGCCGGCAAGCCCGCTCACTGCCGCGGCCGTCGTCGCCGGCGGGACTGTGGGGGCTGTCATGTTGTAGATCGCGGTAGCCGTCGCCATGAACAGCTTTTCGTTGCTGCCGAACTTGTACCTGAAGGCGCTGCGGATGGCGCCCCCATCGGCTGCGAGCCCGACCTTGCGTGAGCCGCCGCGTATCTTGCATCCGGCAAGCGTCGGCAGGAAGTTCGTAAGCACGGTGGCGGAGCCCGGTGCCTGCGAGGCCATGTCGGTGCTGGTCACCAGTCCCCCTTTCGGCGCCGGGAAGGTCACAGATTGCGAGGCCTGCGATCGGCCGATGCTCACCGATCCGCGGTTGGTTTGCGGCAGGCGGCCAGGGCGAACTCTCATCATGAGATCCCCCTGTCCGCATTGATCTCCTGCAGGAGATCCGCCTCGAACTCGGCGAGGTTGTCCTCGAAGGAAAGGCCCTTCTGGCGCTTCCAGCGCCAGATCAGCCCCTTCTTCAGCAACCGCTCGGGAAAGAGCGTCGTATCGTCGTCGGCGCGAAACGCGTCGCGTTCCTCGTAAGGATCGCCGAGCACCCAATTTTTCGAGACGTAGTCGATCGTCGCGTCTGCGGAGGAACCAGCCGGCGAGAAGAGCATCTCCCTGCCGCTGAGGTGGCAATAGGGCTCCGCCGAGCCGACGCCGACGATCACCGCCCATTGCGCCCCGTTGCTGACCGGCCGGAAGAAGCCGCCGGCGGCGGCCCGCACCCCCCCGCCGGGTGCCAGCCGCTGGTAGTCGGCGGGCAGGATTTCCGGCGAAGCGGAGACAGCATGCGTCTTCAGCATCCGCTTCCAGTCGGCGCGTCGGGCGATCTCCGCGCCCGCTTCCTCGGCGAGTGCCACCATTGTTTGCGCATTCGGATCATTCGTCCCGTAGACGCTGTCGAAGCGGTCGAGCGAGACGATGTCCGAGACTTTGTTGATCACGGTCAGCAGCGTCATGGCGTGAGCCCTCCGATGACGATTTCGGCGTTGCCCCAGCGCAGGCGCTCGTCGGCAAGCCCGAGCCCGGCCATCGCCTGGCGCTTCAGTGCCTCGGCAGCGCCGGCCTTGTCGGCATCGCGTTCCCAGATGGCGATCTCCTCGACGAGCGCGTAGAGATAGACGTCCGGCGCCTTTTCGATCAGCCAGTTGCTTGGCGCCGCGGGTGTCAGCGCCGGAATTTTCGCGTAGTAGGTCAGGCGGATGTCCCCGCCGCCCTTCGGCCGCACCTGAATGGCGCTGCCGACGATTGCATAACCAATCGGCGGACAGTCGGAGATCACGTGGCTGCTCAGTTCCTGCAGCGGCAGCGCCCGGAGCGCCCGGCTGTCAGGGGATAGTACCTGCCGCGCCTCGACGAAATCCGCCGGCAGGCTGCCCTCGCCCTCCGCCAGCGGCACCGTCGCCGTCTTCTCCATGTCGGCAGTCCGCATCACACGATTGAGCTTGAGCTCCGCGAGCGCAAGAAAACGCGGGAAGAGATGGGCGACGTCGTCGCGGCCGGAATAGTCGCCGGCGTCGACCAGGAGCGACGCATAGTCGGATATGATCATAGATGTCCCTCGAAGCTGCGCCATGCGCGGTTGTCGCCGTCGTTGAGCCACCGCTTCACATAGCGGTCGTCACCTTCGGAATGCGCCCGAACCAGGTTTTCGGAATGGGCGAGGTTGAGCGGAATCGAGGCGACCTTGGTCCATTCGCCGAAGGCATTGCCGGCGGTGGTGTTGCGGCTGAATTCGTTCTGGCGGACGAGGTTCTCGACCGGATAGTCCGTCCGCCAATGGGTCCTGTTGCCGTCCTCCATCACCCAGACGGAGCGGCCGGTCAGAAAATCATGATCGAAGAGCTTCCAGTTGCCGTCGCGCACGATCATCCTTCGTCACCTGGAAGAGGATCGTTGCGTTCGGCCTTGCCCTGTGCGATCAGGATCTTTGCCGCCTTGACCGGCAAATCGAGTACGGTGCCGGCTGGAATCCGTTCCTCGTCGATCGCCCAGGTATCATAGAGAAGCCTGACGGGTACCGTGGTCGTCTTTGTGTCTGCCATTCATTTCTCCCGAAGACAGGGACCGACGCGCAGTCGGTGCGCTTGAGCCGAACTTGGAACTCGGGGCTAGCTGGCGGAGCTCAGCCCGAAGAGATCGGCGGCAACGCCAAGGCCCCTCTCGTTGTGTACCTTCAGCGTGCCCTCGCCGATGATGACGCCCTTGTCAGCATCGCCGGTCTTGGCGACGTCGCGGTCCTCCTGGATCTGGCGCAGCCACAGGAAGGAGAGCATGTCGGTGTCGATGAAGAAGGCGTTGCGGGCGACTCCGCCATTCACGGCCTGCACCCGGTTCGGGTGGATCATCACCGTGCCGAAAGGGCCTTCGTAATAGTCCGCCGTCGCGACGATGGTGTTGCGCTCGCCGCCCTGCGACACCGCATAGCGGAACGGCGCGACGTTGCTGTCGGACATGAAGGTGACGAAGACGGATTTGACATAGGGAGAGACAGAGACGTGACGGAAGTTGGCGCCGTTCTGGTAGCCCTGCTGCATCACGGAATCGAGGATCGCCTTGGTGAAGGGACGCTGCGTGCCGTCGGTCGGCGCCACGGTCAGACCCGTACCGATGTTGAAGCCGCCATTGGCGCCGCCGGCGCCCCTGGAAGCGTTGCTGGCGATCCAGGTGCTGAGCGATCCGAATTCACGCGTACTGCCGGCGACCGTTGCGTTCGTGTCGACGATCGCGAACTCCACGTCCTTCCGAATTTCGACGCCCTTCTTCAGTTTCTGGTACTTGCGCTTCTGCACGTTGCCGGCCTCCGCCGTCACCTCCTGGGTGGCGGAAATGATCCAGTCCTTACGCATGATCTGGGTATAGTTGCCGAGCCGCTTCGGCGGGGTGATGGCGCCGAAGGCATATTCCTCGCCCTCCTCGCGGATGTTGGCGCCGGGCGCGGCGAGCTCGTCCGTCTCCCATTCGGGGTGATAGGTGGTGCACTTGCCCTTTTCGATCAGCGAATAGATCGGTGTGTCTTCCGGCGTGATGCGCGACACCACGTCGGAAAGCTCCTCGCGATTGCCGACGGCCTGCGTCGTCTGGAATGTATTGGTTAGAACTGCCACTTCCTGATCCTTCTATGATGATGAGACGCACCGGCCGCTCGGCCGAGGAGGCGCGGATGCCGATGATTCTGATGGGTTGCCTTTGCCTTGGGTAGCCGTTCTCGCAGCCGTCTACCCTCCGCCACGCAAGGGGGGCGCTGTCCGCCCAGGTCTTCCGGTCGCTATTCGAAATCGACCGCCATCGCGTCGCGGATCGACCCGCTTCTCACGAGCCGCCGCATTGCCTCGCGACTTTCACGTTGCTGACGTTGTGCTTGGTTCTTCGCCTTCATCCGCGGCGCCGCAGCCGGTGCCACGGCCACCTTCTGCAAGGCCTTTGCCCTCGTTCGCTCCGCAAGAAGCCCGAGCCTGGCATAATGGGCAAGCTTGAAGAGCCGGTGGTCGACGACCTCGCGAATCTCCTCGTCGGAAAAGCCGAGTTCTCTCGCCGCCTCGAAAGCGTCTGCGAAGAAGGCTTGCCGCCCTTCATCCTGCCCGGTCTGCGGAAAGGCCTCGAGGAGCTTGGCGTTCTCTGCCTCCAGCCTCTTTTCACTCGCCGCGGTCTGAAGCTCGGCCGCAACGGCAGCCGGTCCTTCGCCCAGCGCCATTACCCGCGCAAGCTGCGCTAGCCCCGCCTGGTGTAGCGCCCACTGTCGCTGATAGGTCTCCGGATCGTGAAGCCTCAGCTCCTCCGACGGATTCGGGGGAATCTGGGCAGAGATCAGTTCCGCAACGGCATTGGCCGCAACCGCGACCCGGCTGCTCATGCTTTCGAGCATCCGCTCGCGGTTGGCGAGATCCTGTGTCTTATGCCGGTAGTCCCGGTCCCGCATGTAGCCGAGCTTCAGTTCCTCGAACGAAACCTCTTCCCCGCCCTCCAGCGTGACGATCGTGTTCTCGACTTCATCGTTTGCCTCCTCCTCGTCAGCAAGGATTGGTTCATCGCCTTCGCCGGCAGGATCATCCGGCTCGTGAACGTCCTCTATGGTCTCGCGGTCCAGGCCGTCCTGCTCCTCATCTGGCAGTTTGGCCTCGTGCGGCTCCCGGAAGTCGAGCTTGTCGAAGCTTGCAGGCTCATGCGAGCCGACAATGGTTTTGCTCCCGCCGGAAGGCGGGTTGGCACTATCGTGCGTCATGGAAAGACCTCTTGAGAGAATTCAGCGCGGAGGTGCCGCTTTCGCGCTTTCCCGCAGCGAGAAATTCGCGACTTTTCAAAATGCTGCACCTATTTATGAATCAATTTGGCATAAGGCGCTTGAGGGCGGCGGGCCTGCCGCGCTCGATCTACGCGCGCTTCACACAGGCACGTTCGTGCCTTCGGCCTTGGCCTGCTCCGCCAGGAACTTCAGCTTTGCGCAGAAGTTGCGGACCGCCCGCGCTTCGGCCGCGAAGGCGGCCCGCGCTTCGTGGTCCGTGAATTTCGCATTGATACAGCCGTTGATGGCCGCCGCCTCCAACTCCTGCATCAATCGCTCGAACAGCGGATTGTCGAGAAGCGCCCGCGCCGCCGCCTGTTTTTCCTCTGGCTTCATCTCAGCGCTCTTTCTTGCGAGCAGCCCGACCGACCAACCGAGCGGGGCACACGGCAGGATTGTTTATTGCCTTGAGTTTTTGCCGGCTGTCGGGAGGGGGGTCGTGCAGCCACCCCCGCTGCGCGGGGATGCGAGCCGGATAGAAGCGTCGTCGATTGCCGAAGATGAGTGGGTACGCACCGAAGATGACCAGCCGCCTCCGGGCCGCTTCTAGTCCCGCTCGAGGGAAAGCTTCGTTCCTATCTTCGTGATGCCTACATCCGGCGTGCCGTCGGTTGCCCAACAGGAGCATGGCTCGCCGGCGGGACCGGTGCCATAGGAGCAGACCTGGGCCGGTGTCGAGCATTGTCGTGGGCCTGGCTTGGCGGCCGTCTTGGTTGCCGGTGCTTGGACCTTGACCGATGCGCGTGCGGGCACCGCTGGCGCGGCCGATTCGCTGCAAGACGAAAGGACGAGCGGAAGCATAGCAAGGAACAAGCAGAGGTAGCGAACGGTTTTCATGCGCTAGCCATATTCTGAGGCGTGGCAGGTTTCAACCCCCCAAGTTCTCATCCTGATAGCCCTCCTATATGGACCGCCGTTACCGACTCGCCGCTTACCGCCTCCGCCATGCTCTGTTGTCGTTTCAGATCCAATTCGGCGTCGATCTGGTAGCGCCTCAACGCGCCCTTCTGCTGTATCTCTGCAAGCTTCAGCTCGCGCTCGATCTCCAGCCTGCGCCGGTCGTTTTCCGCGACAAGCCGCGCCTTCTCGGCGTCAGCCTGCGCCCGCATCTCAAGCTTCTGCATCTCGGCGTTCGGTTGGCTGGCACTCGCCTGCATGCGGCGCTGGATCTCCTCCGGCGTCGGCTTGGTGAAGTAGAGGTCGGGCGATTTCAGCCCCGCCGCCTCGACCGATTTGGCGATGCCGTTATAGAGGTTGTCGGGCGAGACATAGGGATTATCCGGCCCCAGCGTCATCAGCAGCTTTTCCTGCAGCTGCTGAATCATCTGCATCATCATCATGTCGCGCTCGCGGGTGCCGGCGCCGAGGCCGGTATTCACCGTCGCGTCCATCTCGGCGTTCCAATGGCGCGGATCGAAGGTTACCCATAGGCCACGCAGCCGCACGGCGCGCGGCCGGTCCTGGTGCTTGATGACGAGGCGCAACAGCCCCTTGAACACGCGCCTTAAGCCTTGCGCAAAGGTGCGCACCATCAGTTCCGTCTGGCCGATCCCCGCCTGCTCGATCAGCGCCGTCGCCCGTGCCGTCATGTTGGTCAGCGCATCCGGCGCCAGTCCGCTCGAAGCGTCGGAAATGCCGGTGCGGTCGGTCGCCTCCTGGTCGAGATAAGAGAGCATCGCGAAGGATTCTTTCGCCACGAAGGGCACCATCGTGTAGCCGAGCGCCGCCCGCGCATCGATGCCCTGGCTGACGCGGATCGGCTGGCCGAATTTCGGGTTGAGGACGGCTTCCGGGTTGGCGATCGCCCCTTCCTGGACGATCGGCTGCTGGTTGTTCTGCCAGTAGAGATTGTCGAGCGTCTGGCGCATCAGCACGGTCTTGACCCGCTGGATCTCCGCCATGTCGTCGGTAACCGAGCCGCCCTCGCGCTGGTGCGGCCGCCGCTCGATGATCAGGTCGGCAAACGGCACCTCGTCCCATTCCTCGTTGGAAAGCAGGTGCTCCTCGCCCGTGCCGCCGGCGAGGACGAGCCGCCGCAACTCGGCGATACCGTCATCATCGGCGTCCACCTTTACATAGAGCTCATAGTAATCCACCTCCTCCAGCGCCTTCGGCACGGCGTCCTTCGCCTCGAAGGCGTCGCGTCTCCGGGCAAATTCCTCGTCGTCGCGCCTGCTGTCGCCGGTCGAGGCCGGCAAGCCTTCGATCAGATCACGGTCGTAGCCCATGGCAACGAGGTCCGAGCGGCGCATCCGCGTGGCAATGCCGGTAATCGGGCTGTCCGCGATGGAGATAGCTTCCGGGTGGATCAGAAATTCCTCGAGCGGCACGGCCGCCAGCCGCGGCGTGCCCCGCTCCAGACGGCGGCGGATCTTCACGCTGTAGCTCGGCTGTTCCACCACCCCTTGCGGCGTCTCGATCCTTTCAGTCGTTCGGGATTGCTCCAGCACCTCCACCGCGTCGTCGCCAACGAGTTGAATGAGCGCCGCTTCGTCGAGGCCGGTGTGGGTCGAGACCGCGACCGAAGTCTGCTTCTCGTACCACCAGCGGATCACGCCGTTGCGGAGCTTCAGCGCATCATGCGCCGCATCCTGCACGGCGTCGTAGCCGTCGCTTTCGGGAAAGACGACATAGTTGATGTAGTCGCTCGCCTGTTCGGCCGCTGCCTCGTCGCCCTCGTTGACCGGCGCGTATTCCACCACCTTGTCGTTGCCGAGGATGGTGCGGATCAACGATGGCAGCACCTTCTTGATCGCCGCGCGCACGTCGCGGGAGACGACCTTGGAACGGTTGGCATCCGCCGGCACGTCCTTCATCGTGCCGTCGTAATATTCCATCGCCTTGATGCGATCGATGGCGAGTTCGTCACGATAGTTTTCGCAGTCCTTGACCAGTTGGCTGACAAGGGCGCAGAGGCGTTCATCGGTCATTGCGGCCATCAGAGAACCTTTCGGGCGGTGAAATTCCAGTTTGCATTGCCGTTGTTGGCTCTCGCGTATCGCTTCATCATCAGCGCGTAGCGCGAGGCGGAGATCAGGTCGTCGCGCTCCTTGACGATCCTGCCGTCCTTGCGGTGATAGAGGCGGAATTCCTCGAACCATTCCGCGCAGGGGGAAAACACCTTCCAGCGCCCGGTCTGCATTCGCTGCAGCATGTCGGAAAGCCCCGCCTCGACGCCATTGGTGCCGTCGTCGAAGGTCGCCCGCTCCGCAAGAAGTGGCAGCCCCTGGGCGCGGTACTGGGCGGCAAGCTGCTCTCCGCTTCCCTTGTCGTGCTGCAGGCCGTCATGCGGCCAGGCAAAGGGAAGCCAGGCGCCCCAGGGTTTCAGCGCCGCCGCATGGATGATCGGCGTCGCTTCGCGCTCGCGATAGATCCTGGTCACGTAGAAGACGTCGGCGTCACGATCCCAGGCGCAGCCGGCGGCGGCGAAAGGATGGTCCCAGCCGAAGTCGAGTCCGCCGATCTGCACCCAGTGCTTCGGTATGTCGAACGGATCGACGCGGATTGTCTCCTCCGTCACCGGAAATATCCGGCCGGAGCCAAGCCTGGGCACGCCCTTGGTGCGAGCCTCACGCTCATGCGCGGGGTAGCTGTCGATGATCCTCCGACGCTCCTCCGGCGAATAGTGCTCCGCATCCTCGATCGTCATGGTGATGACCTCGCGATCCGGCGATTTCTCCATGAGATACCTCGCCACCACCGAGCTCAGGCCTTTGAGCGGCGTGAAGGTCAGTGCAATCGAGCCGCGTGTCGCATTGGTGCGGGTGATCCCCTCGAAATAGACGTCTTCCGGCGGCTCCTCGTCGAACCAGACATAGTCGACCGTGTTCGCCTGCCATTTGCCGCGACCTTGCTCATAGGCCTTGAAAAGCAGCGTCGACGTTCCGCCGGAGGCATGCCGCACCGTCACGCTGTCGAGCGCGCCGGAGGCGCCGGAGCGCCGTGTCGTGGCCTGGATCGCCGCCTTCGGAATGAAGCCGGTGCCCCAATCCTCCTCGTTGAGCGGCGGCCCGACGAGCAATCGCTGCACGCCGTCGCGCGTCAGCTCGTAGGACTCCGAGCCGGCGAGCATGACGATCGGCTTGTCGAAGCGTCTCCCCTGCCACCAGTCCGGGTAACGTCCTGTCAGGTGCATCGCCGCTTCGGCCGCTCCGGCCAGGGTCTTGCCGAGTTGATTGCCGGCCATGAACAGCCGCTCTCGATAGCTGGTTCCGGCCGCATGAAATTCCCGTTGCTTGGCATAGGGTCGGTAGCGCGTCAGAATGTCTGTCCGCCGCCGCCGGTCGAGCTCGGCCATCAGCACGACCTGCTCTTTCAGCATCGCCGATATCTCGGGCGCAGTCGCACCGGATGTGCTCGGTGGTGTCATCCGTGGCGATTTCCCGTTTTCTGGTTAGAGTCCGCGCTTGGAGCATTTCTGATGCACGATCAGAAGAAGGGTCGGCGGGAGTGTCGCCGCTGGACTGCGATCGAATAAGTTCAATAATGGTTTCCGGCGCGCTTACGGCGCGGATCGCTCGGACGCAGACCAGGAGACGTGCTCATGATCGAAGGCCATTGCCATTGCAGGGCGGTCCGCATCGCGGTACCGGTCCGTCCCGAAACCTTGGGCGATTGCAATTGCTCGCTCTGTAGCCGGCTCGGCGCGCTCTGGGGCTACTACGCCCCGAGCGACGTCACGGTAAGTGACGAAAACAAGCACCTCGTCGGCTACGTGCAGGGCGACAAGACGCTTACGGCTTTCCATTGCGGCATCTGCGGCTGCACCACGCACTGGTCGCCGATCGGCCGCGGTTCGGCGAAGATGGGCGTGAACCTGCGGATGTTCGACCGCTCAGTCTGGGAGGATATCCCGCACCGCCTCATCGATGGCGCAGCTTGGTGAAAGCCGGCGGGCGCCTCGATGGTACCCGCTAACTGCATGTCTTTGTCCTTAAATCGACTTCGATTTTAGGACAACGACATGCAGCAATTCAAAGTGCTTCAGCGACCTTTTGCGCGCCTGATAAGGCGCGCGGCGCTGTAGGCGTCATATCCTGCCCATCAGCAAGAGGATCAAGAGTATGACGACCACCACTCCGAGAAGCCCGGAAGGGCCATAGCCCCAGCTGGCCGAATAGGGCCAGGCCGGAACCGCTCCGATCAGGAGCAGGATCAGAATAACGAGAAGAACAGTTCCAAGCATATCGCGATCCTCCGCTGCACGATTCGCTGCTACGGCGACAAGATCATGCAGCTATTCAAGTTACCGCAGCGATTTTCTCGCGTCTTGAAGGACGAAGAACGCTGCAAACTGCGTTCACATCCTATCGAATGCTGAAAGGTCTCTGTTGGTTCCGATCTTAAAGCAGGCCGGAACGCGCGCAGGGCGGGCTCGGTCCTCAGGCGGCATTGATCTGCGTGTACCGAGGGGAACAGCTTGCAAGTTCCAAAGGCATTTCTATGGGTTCGTTCTCGGCACCTGGAGAACATGCTAAACTTTCACTGGCAAAAGGGGGGAAGTCAAAATGCCACGTATTGCGAACCTCTATTTCAAGACAGCCATTATCTTTTTGATCTTGGGCATCTCGATCGGCCTGCACATGTCGATCTCGGGCAATCACGCCGCCACCGGCGCGCATGCGCATGCCAACCTGCTCGGCTGGGTAACGATGGCAATCTTCGGCGGCTACCATGCGCTCAATCCGCAAAAGGCGGCTAGGCGCCTGGCATCGATCCAATACGCCGTCTACACCTTCGGTGTGGCCGTCTTGATCCCGTCGCTCTACCTGTTGCTCTCCGGCAACGCCGCCATGGAGCCGATTGTCGCCGTTTCGTCGCTCATCGCCTTTGCCGGTGTTCTGCTGTTCGCCGTTATCATCTTCTCGAACAGCGAAGCGGCTGTGACGACCGCAACATCGCCGGCGCGCTGATCAGGGCGCCTTTTCCAAGCGCAAGGCACCGTCGCGCGCCGGTCGCCTCGGCCGGCGCGCCCGGGTTTTTCCCGCATCGAGCAGCGGCCGGATCGCCGCGTCCAGCGCGCGGATCCGCTCGATCAACTGCTCGTCCGAAAGCTCGTCCATGCCGCCCGCAGCCGCGTTCAAATCCTTGGGCAGAAGCGAGGCGACGAGCTTCAGGTAGGTCTCGGGCTTTTCCGCCCGAATGCGGGCGATCACGCCAACGCCGTGCGCCGCGAAATCCGCCCGCACCGCGTCGAGGAACGCGCTCCCCAACTGGCCACGCCACCTGGCTGCTCCCATCGGCGTGACGGATCCAGCCGCTGCATCGTCCGGCAACTCCGTCTGCGGTGCGGCGTTTTCGTTATCAAGCATCGCGCTCTCCGCTTGGTTGTCCATCGCTCCGCCTCATTAGAGCAATTCCAGGAAAAGTGTGTCACGGCTTTCCGTCCGGAATTGCGTAGTTTCAAGACGTTAGATCCTTTCATTGTGTCAGCGAAACGATGAAAGGATCTGAGTATGCGGAGTTTTCGACGCGTGCATCCGATGCACGCGTCGCCACCCATAATTGCGCCAGAATCGCGACTCAGATTGAATACCGAAGACCAGCATTGCCTGTCTTCGTCGAACCATTTCGCCATCAGCAGGGAAACATGCGCCGCATACTTGCCGTCCTCTTGATTGCCGCCACGACCGCTTCCGCCGCCGCCGCAGGTCAATCCGGCAAGCCGCGATATTTCGTCAAGGCCTGGCTTCAAAAGGCCGACAAGACCTTCGAGCACACGACCATTTGGTGCGGTCCCGACCAGCATTGCTTGCTTCCAATCGGGGAGGACATGATCGAACTACGCGAGTTGTCCGGCTCCAGTTACCATCTGAGGTTCATTTCCGCTTCGTCGGAGGACACTCCCTGCTGCGTCTTCCGCAACGGCTCCCGCGAGGCGCGTCTTGAGAGCGAGTACCCTCGTGTTGCAACACTTTATTACAGACCGGAGATATTGGGTGGCCGAGGAGTCACGAAGTTCGGTAGGCTCATCATCGTCGTCGAGGACCTGTACTAGGGTCGAAACGGCCGTGCAGTTGATCAACCGGCAGCACTTCGATAGCGACCATGTCGATGCTCCCTCAAATTCAATCGAGAAGCAGCGGTCTGCGATGCTTCCACCCGACATAGGTAGATCGAAAACATGCGTCCGCTCTTGGCTGCCTTCCTTATGGCCGCTTCACTCGCGCCCGCCTTCGCGGCGAACCAGAGCGGCGAACCGCGCTACTTCGTCAAGGCCTGGCTCCAAAAGGCCGACAAGAGTTTCGAGCACGCAACCGGTTGGTGCGATGGCAACGACCTCTGTTTGCTTCCGATTGCGGAGCATATGATAGAACTGCGTGAGGTGTCGGGCGACAGCTATCTGCTTTCCTTCAAATCCGCTCCCCCCGAGCCTAAACCCTGCTGCATATTCCGCGACGGCTCCTTCCAGATATGGCTCAGAAGCGGTAGCCCTCGTGTCGCCGTGCTCTTCTACCCACCCTATAAGCGGGGCGAAGTTCGCGTCACCCAGTTCGGCAGGCTTATCATTGCGGTCGAGGTCCTGAACAAGCCGAATCCGGTAACGCCGGCTTTACGCCTGTAAGCACGAGCGCCGAGAGGTTTCCTACTGCATGTCTCCTTAAATCGACTTCGATTTAAGGACAAAGACATGCAGCAATTCAAAGTGCTACAGCACGTTTGCGCGCCTGATAAGGCGCGCGGCGCTGCAGTGCCCTCCGGCAAGTAAGAGTTCGGTCCGAACAGCACTCTCAAGCAAGCTTTCAGCGTAAGCCCTTGCTTCCGCCGGGCTCATATAGCCAGGTCCCGGGGCAAGCAGAGTATGCCTCTCAATCCTGGCTACCCCTACTCAACAACCATTGCTTTGCTTCTCCGCCCGCAATCCGCACTCTGGCAATCGTCGCGGCCGGCGATGCTGCCGTTAGCTCACCTGCCCTCTTGGAAGGCATGCATGAACTCGCGTCGTAACGCTTCCGAACCGCCCTGCGGATTCGGGTCGACGCGAAAGGCGCATCGCCGGCCGCATACGACGCCGCTACGTCTCAAGACGCGCAGGTCGCCGTAAGCTTGATCTGATAACACTTGAGAGGAAGTCTGGTGCGCCCCTCGCTAGAGGCGGGGTGCCTGCATCAATCACTGGGAAGGCACCAGCGAGATGAGGACAAAATTCCTATCCTTGATTTATGGAATACTCCAGCAGACCTTCTCATGCAAGCCCCGTTCAGCGGCGGGACGCTCAATTTGGGATTTAGCCACAGAATTCTGTGCTCCGGTGTAAACCCCGCAATCGCGAATGCCGCCCCAATGGGATCCACGTTCCTCACCGGGCCGAAACAGCAAAATCGTCCAAGCATCTTATTATACAAACGTATATTATAAACTACTTGCATAATACTTTAGGCTCTGTTTCAATCGCCAAACGGCTGATGCACAAGGGCTGGGCCTAGGTCTTTTGAAGAATGCTTCAAACCGCATGACGCTATCTAATACCCCCGGCATCGCACGATTTGCGGACGCTGGCCTGATGCTCGCTCCGGCGAGCCGTACTATCATTTGAATGCTGTTGGCAGCCAACGCTTGAAAGCTGACAGTCATATTTGAACTGACTGCCAAGACGCGGTGCGAACCGCAATTATTTTAGAACCAAAACATATTACCCGCGTCCCGGCCGCGCCGGGAACAGAAAGGCCCTCAACGCATTGCCTTCGCGGGAGAAGGAGTTGTTCACATGCGCAACCATTGGATCTATGTCGCCATCGGATTTGTCGCTGGCGCTGCACTGTTTCTCTCCACCGCCTGGCAGCGGACGCCGCCGGTCCAGGAAGTCACCCTAAAGCTCGAAAAGACCAGTCGTCTGCAAGCCCCCACCATCCAGACGTCTTTCGTGATGGAGCGCTTCGGTCCTGCCAGGGCGGTAGAGTAGCAACTCAACGGCTGCCTCGCCCTCCTGCATGTTTCCTTAAATCGTCGCCGATTCAAGGATAAGAAGATGCAGCAATTCAAAGTGCTGCAGCGACCTCTACGTCTGAAAAGACGCGCGGCGCTGCAGTGCCCTTGCGTTTCGTCGGCGGATGGGCAAGGTACTGGCGCCGACCCATCCGGCCGGCGCGAGAAGCGAGGGAGCCTGCCTTGAATTCTGACGAGAAGCCCGCTGCGACGATCAGGGTCGAAAAGCGCATGAACGGCCGCTGGGCCTTCGCGCTCACCTATCGCGGCGTGACCTACCCTGCCCAAGGCCAATTTGGCAGCCAGCTGCAGGCGCAAGCTGCGGCCCAGGCCGCGATGAAATTGCTTGAGAGGCGGGGCTGAAACGGCCCCCACCGGTTCGCCATGCGTGTCAGTCGTAAGGCGAATTGCACTGACGGCGGCGGCCGTTGAACGGCTGGTAGGAGTTGTCGTCCGGACGGTACGAGCCGTAGCGCTCGAGGCACCAGCGCAGATGGGCATTCAAATCGAGGCGAATCTCGCGGCGGGGGCGAATGCGCGGCCCGACTGTTCCCGGCAAGGGCCCGCCAACCGTCGCTCCTGGCCCTACGCCGATGTCGGGCCTTTGCCCCTGATAGCGCGACGCGCCATAGCTTGGATAGCGCGGCAGGATAAAGTCCCTGTATTGTCGCTCGACGAAGAGCTCATGCTTGGAGGGCCCGCCGCAAATGCCGATGCACGTTTGAGCCCCTCCCGGGGCGGCACCGGCCACCGCACTCCCAAGCGCCAAGGCAATGATAAATGCTCTTCTCACTGGCTTCTGTCTCGCGCAACAGTCCCGCTACGCGCGCCTCTTCAGGGATCGCGCCGGAGGGCGCCTTGGTCGATAGTAGCAGAATGTCGACCGTCCCGCCCCTCAATTTGTTAAGCTGGCCCATGGCGGCGACACCGAAACGCAAATCGACACGGACGACGCTGACCGCCTCGTTCCCGAGGCGGGCAGTCACTATAACGAAGACTCGCCTATAGCTTGCTTATAGGTAAGGCGAAACGCACAGTCGACGCGGCCCATAATAGGGCTGATAAGTGTTGTCGTAGGCCCGATAGGACCGATAGCGCCCATAGCACCAGCGGACATGGGGGTTACTTCCGGCATAATATCGCGGTGCCGAATTGTACCTTGGCTGCGCCAGCAGCCCGCCGATGATCGCGCCGGCCGCAAGACCGCCGAACAGTGCGCCTATATCATCGTCGTCGTCATCGTAGTGTCGGTAGTGATGGCGGCGGTATCCGTTTCGATAGTACCGGTTGCTATAATGCCCACGCCGATAGTCGCGCCCGCGAAAACAGGGATATCGGCACCCGCTCCCTTTGAATTGTTCACCCCGTTCATAGGAGAACTGAACCCGCTGAACATCGGCGGTTTCCGATTTTACCGTCGGCATGGTGGGAAACGCCCCTGCGGGCGGCGGAACGCTGCTCATCGCCGTCGCCAGCGACAGGGCAATGATTGCTAGCCTCTTCATTGCCATCACCTTTCTTAGGATCTGTCATCCCTTCGAAAGAGAGAATGGCTGAATTCCGCATTTGTGCCAGCGCTTGGAGAGCGATCACGAAGTGTTGATCTCCCTCATTACCGTTGGCTCGACCGGACTGGTTCGGTTCAGCCTTCAGTCCGGCACACGCACCAGCATTGAAATAGGATAATAATCCTATTCTTGCGCAAGCAAATGATCCCTCTCCCCGTAATCGCACAGGCCCTTTTCGAAGACGAGGGCGTTCAAACCCCGCTTGAGCCACAGCAATTGTGCCTCCGGCATCATTCGCAGGCCTTCGTAGTCCATCACGCAGACGTTGAAGACCGTGGTTTTGACCTGCCGCCCCTCGTCGCACCCGAGCAACACGCCATCGAGCCGCATCATTCTTTCTGTCGCCCGCTTTATCTGACGATGGTGCTCCTCGGTCGTCTCGGCGGGATGCCCCTGTACCCGGTCGATCGCTTGAGCGCGTATGCTCGGGAAAGGGATGCCGGTCAGGTGATAGTATCTTGCCATCACTCTCCCATAGTCATCGCCCGCTGCCCGCTGCGCTTCCGTGATCCGCCCATCGAGGAAGAGGCGTCCCAGCGTGTAGCCGGCAAAGCAGCTGCTCGTTTCGAGCCCATGCATGCGCTTCCTCGCCGCCAGCGCGACCGCCATGGCCTCCTTCTCGCTTTCGCGCTTTGACCAGTCCGGCTTGATCTTGCCGCAGGCGAAGCGCTCGGCATTCGATTTGCGCGGACGTCCGAGCTGCGCCTTGCGCTTCGCACGGAGTTTCTGAGCCTTGCTCATCATTGATTTGTCCTTTCGATATTATCGGGGCGAGGAAGAAAGCGCGACCGGGTCCCCGGCGCGCTCTAAATCGGGAGCCGGCGGGCATCAGGATGCGCTGCAGGTGATGAATTGCTTTAAAGCGGCGATGGGCGGCCGATCACGGCACAGGGCGATTCACGGCTGCGAGCACCGTCGTGTGGTCGCGATGAAAGATGGAGATCGGATATGGGTAGTTCATAGGCGATTGTCTCCCCTTGACCGTTCCACCCATGAATGACACCATGCATGTTGTAATGTCAACATGATTTATGTTACACGTGTTGCTATGCTTCATGTCATGAACGAAAAAGCTGAACATTGCGCCAGGCACGCATTACTGCGGGGTACCGCTTTGCCTCCGATGCGGCGAACGCCCTTGGCATCGTCGCCTCGACTTATCGCGCCCACGAGAACGGCCAGAACGAATTTGAGTTTGCCGAGGCCAAGATCTACGCGCGCAAGTTTAACGTCGATCCCGTTTGGCTCATGGGTGACGCAGCGGGCGCAGAGATCGGCATCCCGATCCCGACCCCTAAACCGCGAGCGGTCGATCCACCGAACGCCACCGTTATCGAAAAGGTGGTCGGACAGGCCAGGAAAATCCCTGTCTTCGGCCAGGCCGTAGGCGGTGTAGATGGTGAATTTCTGATGAATGGCAATGTGTTGTACGATGTCCTTGCGCCACCGATCCTTTCGGACATCTCCGGAGCCTATGCGGTCTCGATATCCGGCGATTCGATGTCTCCCCGTTACGAAGACGGCGAAGTTTGTTTCGTCGACCCCAGTCGTCGCGTGAAGAGGGGCGACTATGTGATCGCCCAGATTCGCCTGGAAGAAGGCGGCGCCCCGCTCGCTTACGTCAAGAAGTTCATTCGACACAACAGTTCCGAACTGGTGCTTGAGCAGTTCAATCCTCAGAAAGAACTGCGTTTCGAAGCCCACACGGTGCACTCCGTCCACTACATCGCGCTCGCCGGCAACGCCTGAAGATCATTGCGTCTCTCGCGCCATGCAACTTTCACGCTTTGCAATCCTCACTCATGGTGATACAACACAAAACGTGTTGACATTATTCGTGTTGTAATCGATGTTGCCTCTTGATGAACAAACATCACAGCCGCGGAGCGGACGCTGCCGGCTGAGACAAGGAGGAACGGCAGATGTCCATCCCACGCATAAAATCCAATCTCCACGATCACGTGGAGGAACTCTTCTCGGCCGATTTGCTGCGATCGAGCGACGCCGAAAACCAGTCGGCGCTAAGGACGTTTCTCTCCTCCACCTATTCGAGCCTCGCCTCCCTGGCATGGCATTTGGGCGCCGACGGTGACGTTTTTCAGCGCGAAGCCGTACCCGCGTCGGAAATCACCGACGACGCTTTCTTTGAAATAGTCCGCGAGCGCGAGTTTGCAGGCGCGCGGGCCGACAACGCCGAAAGCTCACATGGAACACATAATCATCGTCAGCAGTTCGGGAGGTCCTTCTGATGCGCGCCGAGACCTATGCCGTCGTCAATCTCGCCGCCTTGAACCTCATCGAGGCGATTAGCGCCGCCTATTATGTCACCGAGGAGGAAGCTGCCGCCCGCCACGAGTTTCGCGCGCGCCAGATGCTGAAGAAGGTCGCCGCCGCATTGGGATACGAAGTGGCCACGGCCGTATGCACCGATAAAGCCGTAGACGACCCTAAGGAAGGTTGCTTTTCTGCCCATCCCGGCCTGAGGCTCGTGCCCATGCCTCATGAAAGGAAGATTGAGATATAGTTGCGCCATGTCCAAGGTCGCGGCTGGAGCGGACATGATCGGCGACGTCTCGGAAAGATCCTACGAACCATTGGCATTAGCGGATCTGAGGATGATTGCCTCGGCCGCCATGCAAAGTCTCAATGCTGTGTTTGATCGCGCGAGAGTGGCCGGCCTCTATCGCAATCGTCTGCTCCTGCTGGCCCTCGCGCAGGGAAGCGCGCTCCACTACCTCAACGGCACGAACGGCATAAAAGATTTCGACGTTTGGGCCTACTTCGAGGCCGGTCCCGCAAAACCGTTTCCGCACAGGAAACGATGGTGCAGCGATCTCGGCCCAACGCGCTTCGGCAGACATCCCGACGATCTCGGCTATTCCGGCCGCCGCCTTGATGTCATGGGCCGATCGATCGAAGTGGTCAGCGGCGAAAGCGCCGAGGACGCCGTGCGTCGATGGCTGGCCTCCAGCGCGAAATCAGCCGTCGCCCTACGGCAGAAGCCGGTGTTCTGCCTGTTCCCCGAGAGTTCCTTTAGCAAGCGCATCAACTAGCCTAAAGTTCCGGTCGGTCAGTCATCGTCCGGAGGGCACGGCCACTTGTCAGGCGCAGTAAGGCCAGCGGGAAGCTTCGTTGCAGCATCGCCACAAGCGAGATCGACTTGATCCTGCGTAAGACCCTTTGCAGCCGAAAGGTCTAGCCCCTCAATCCTCGTCAGAAACAGAAAGGCGCGGTCGAAATCGATCGGGCCCTCGAAAACTGCGCCGCTCAAATCGGCACGCGACAAATTGGCCACGGAGAAGCGCGTTCCGGTCACAACGGCCTTGCCGAAATTGGCGCGGCCGAGTTCGGCCTTCTCGAAATCGGCTCCCGTCAGCCGCGCCCCGGTGAAATCGGCGCGCTGCAACTCGGAACTGACGAACAACGCACCCTCGGCGGAAATGCCGGAGAAGTCGCCACGATAGCCCTCGACTCTGGAAAAGTTCGCTTTATCGGCCTTGGCGCCGGCAAGCGAGGCCCGCACCAATGTGGCCTTCTCCAGATTTGCCGCGGTGAGGTCAGCGCCGTTCAGGTCCGTGGAGGCAAAATCCGTATCGACCAGATTGCCGCCTTTCAGATCGCTGCCGCCGAGCATCAGTTGCCGTTTGTTGCAATCCTGCCAATCCGCCCCAGGTCCCGGTAGGCTCTTGCAATCCGCTGCCTCCGCGCTGCGGGCAAGGCCCGATGCGGCGAGCGCGACCAGGCATAAAATGATGCCGCGCCGTTTCACGGCCCCGCTTGCCCCCCCTGCATGCTTGGTCGATGCCGCTGCCCACAAGACCATGTCAATCCGCCCCCAAGGGATGTCATTTTATTATCCAACGCGCTGCGACGAAAGCCGGTTGCCTTCCTGTGCCGAGAAAAGGATGACCAAGGCGTCCAGCATCCGCCGGATTGGGAGTACCCATCGCGGCTCTTGCCGCTTCCCTATGCCTCGACCGCCTGGATCGCGGAAACCTGCCAGTCGCCGCGCAGCTTGCGCACGAAAGTCCACAACTCCACTGCTTCGGTCGGATGCTCGGCATCTCCGCTGACGACCCGGCCGGTTGCCCGATCCCGCATCACGTCGATGCTCTCATAGCGCATGGCGACAGTTGCATAGTCGGCGCCGCTCTCGTTCCAGGCCTCGGCGACATCGCCCTGAACCAGATGAACGTCGCGGACATCATTCTTAAGCCCATTGGTCGCGTTTTCGCCGAGCTCTTCAGCAAGGTAGGACATGGCCTCCGGGGTCGTCAGCCGGCGCAATGCGGCATAGTCTTCCGCCGCGTAGGCCGCCTGCAATTCCTTCAGCATCGTTTCGAACCGGTCGAGATCGCGCTGCTCGATGCCGATCTCGTCCGTCTGCGCTCCCACGGCGGACGCGGACGCTGTCGTAGAGGCCGCGGCGGCGCTCGCACCGAGGCCACCCGACCCCTCGCCGATTCCTGGAATGCGGAAGGACGACGGCGCTGTTGCGGCTGCTGAAGACTGTACCGAAGACCCCGCATAGGCCGGGCTCCGCCCGCGGCCAAACAGCCGCATCGCGAAGGTAACGACGAGGAAGATCAGGCCAAGCTGCAGCAGCAGGCCCAGGAAGCCGATGCCGCCGCCAAACCCGTGACCGAGCAGCATGCCGAACAGCCCGCCCATCAGCAGTCCGCCCAGCATCGAGCCGCCGAAACTGTTGAAGAAGCCGGGACGGTTTGCCGTCCGGTTCTGCGTGGTCGGGCTGGCGGCGCTCGGCGCGTTCTGCCGCGGCGTCATGGTCCGCTCGATCGGCGCGGCCGAAGTGGGCGCCGTGCGCGTTACCGGTGCGGTGGAAAAGGTCCGGCTGCCACGCGAGCCGAATCCACCGCCGGCGCGCCGGGCTTCGGCGACGTCAACCACCGCCAACATGACCACGAGGGCAACCGCCATTAACGACAGAATACGCTGCATCTTTGTGCTTCCCATTTCAACTCCCGACCGCGATGCGGCCATGCAAGGCGCATATAGCGCTTGCGGGGCGAGAGTTTAAGGGTTTTGGTACCAATTATAAAAGGACGCGGAGCGCAACAATCGCGACGTCACACCTGCTTGCTTGCTTCCCGCGGCGCGGTCGGCTCCGATGCAAAGGGAATAGGCGCGATGAAACCGAGCTCAAGCAATTGCCTTGACCCGGAAAACCGAACGGAATGCTCATCGGCAAAATCGAATTCGCCGGTTTTCTGCAGGTCATTCAACATTTTGCGGTAGATGGCCGCCCCGTCGAAATATTGTCCGTCGCTTACCGCCTGCTCTATCTTCTCACGGTAATCGGAAAAGAATTTGAAGTGTAGCAGCACCCCGGAAATGTCCAGGAAGTTTCTCTCGCACGGCAGCGGCTGATGAATGCTGACACTAAGACTGCAATTCCTGTCCCAAAAGATCAGCGGATATTTGATGAGCTCCAGCACATGCGCGAACTTGCGCTTCCGCGGGCCGCCCGTGATGCTTATGGCTCGTTTGGTGTAACTGATTTCATACCCGACGCCGTCGAAATGGTCGGCGATTTCCCACGGCATGCGATGATCGTCGGTGTCGAGCGTGGCCGAACCGAGCGGCCCGGTCGGATACATGTCGAGCATGGGAGCAGCGAGACGCTTGTCGCCCCGCCGTTCGAGTACCTGGATCAGCTTGTCGAGGCGCTGATGCTCGGAGTCCTGATAGATCAGAAATTCATCTGAATCGACATTGAGATACCACCTATCCCCCCCGTAGCGGTCGAATAGGGCTTCGCGCCACTCACGGCCGCGGCGAGCATCGCGATAACGCAGAGGCGAACTCCACACGTCGACGTCCACTTGAGAAAGCAGGTATTCGCGTGTGCCATCGGATGAGACGTCATCGACACAGATGAAACGGGAAACGCCGAGCTTCCTGTAATGCGCCAGGAAGGGCGGCATCAGCTTTAGGTCGTTGTGCGTATTGAAAACGAGCGGAATATCATCCTTGGCGAGGGGTCGTTGACCACCTTCCCGCAGGCAGACCATCGCGATCTCGCGTTTCCTTTTACGCACTCGAGCGGCGAGTTTGTAAGTCTCATACCGGGTCATCAACCGATCTAGAAGACTCCTGTGGTTTCGCCGGGTGTCAGAAAGACGAAAAGGATAGTGAAGATCGCCCAATATGCGCTCCAGTCGGCCGCCACGATACCAGCGTGTATCGATATCGCCTCGAGAATTCAACTCCACACGCTGCCCGCCAGCCAAACGATCCGAACCCGTCCGTCAGAACGCGAACGGATATCGCGGCTCAAGGCTCCGCGTCGCCAGTTTGAAGAAGTTCTTGACCTTCCCGGGTATGTGTTCCCGGCGATCATAGGCGTCCAGCAAGTGTGCGGATCTGCGATCCTCGTCGAAGCGGGCAACCCATTCATCGGTCACCCCGTCGCGCTGAACCGCCATCGTCGTTTGGAGCGCGCCCGGCGCGGGCACCCCCAGGTGTTCCGCAACGCAAGAGACGAAAGGCGAAGGGTCCGGGACCAGGTTCTCGTAAACAAACTCGGTAGACTTCGCGCCCGTAAGTTCCAGATAGCTCCTCCAGAAACTATAGCTGTCGCGAATATAGAAAAAGCATTTCGCGATCTCTTCGAAATCGTATTGTGGATCAGAATTTCCCCCAATATGGGCAGCGAAACTGCGGGTTTGTCTTGCCCTGGCATAGGAAATGGCTTGTCGTAGGGTGTCGTCGCGTCGCAGGAAGACAAGCGCCACATCGTGTACGGAAAGGCAATATTGAATGAAGTCCATCCCGTAGACTTCACGGGTGATGAAAAGATGGTTGGGGAATATCTTCAGCCCGAAATTACCATTTTCGGTAGAACTCTTTCTGATGATTTCCTCGAAGAATTCCTCCCACGACAAGGAACTGGTGTCGAGACGATGGATTTTTGGCGACAGCCATTCGCTCGACCGCCCCATGTTTCCCGAATTATTGATGAGGGAGCCAAGCCAATTCGAGCCGCTTCTCGCCTCGGTCAAAAGTAGATACCCGCGCATAATTCTCCGTCAGATCCGTCTTGCAACGCTCCAGCCGGCCGGGTGCTAAAGAGAAATGTCGGCGATTTTTGGGGCGCATCGTGTTCGCCAAAGGTATTGAACTGCCGATCTGGAGCGTTGGGGCCAGTCACGAAAATCGGAGCGCGCACTCGCCCGTCGGTTCGCCCAATGAGGACGATAATTTTTCCCAAGAATTTTGCAGAGGGTGCTGGACAAGCCAGGCGAAGGCCATTATACGCCCCACCAGACCGCTGCGACGCGGTCTTGGACGGGTGATTAGCTCAGTTGGTAGAGCAGCTGACTCTTAATCAGCGGGTCCACGGTTCGAGCCCGTGATCACCCACCAAATTTTTCAAAGGCTTGCTGCCAACACCTCATGTAAAGCTTGATGCAATTTCGCGTCGGGGTAACACCTCGGGTAACCAGAGATCAACGTCGCTAAGCCCCTACTGGCAAGAATCCGCTGATCAATTGCGCCTGGGTGAATTCGGGTTCCCCGCTTTCACCACCTACGAAGACGTCACAGCTCATCATGTATTCCGCCTTACGGTGGACGCCCTCGATCGTGGCAGGGCGATAGGTGCATAGAGCTTCAGCAGCCTTCGTCATTTCAGCGTCGACCTCATCGGGCACGTCGCCGTCCGGGAGGTCGTCGTAGCGCTGCATAGCTGCCTTGTGGGCGTCTATCAGCGCCTGGACGGTCGGAAGATCGGTCATAGCTGGCCCTCCCTTGCCATCCGGAGGAAGCGATGGTCCTTCACTTTGATGTCCGCGACCACATAACCGGCGACGACTTCCTCGAACTCTTGAACGCTCAAGACGTGTTTAGTCTCGTATCGCTTGTTGTCCCGAAAGAGCATCACGCTACCTTTGCCGTCGAAAACGCACTGGACGCGAAAGAGGTCGATAACACCGAAGTGGGAGACAATCGCGTAGACGCCGTCGCCGACAAACTGCGAGATCGGCGCCAACAACACATAGTCGCGCTTGTTCATCAGCGTAGGCTCCATACCGTCGCCGTCGACCAAATGGACGCGGAGCTTGTCGGAGCGGACGTTCTCAGCCGGGATCGGCGCGAATATCAGCTCGTTCATTTCAGCAACTCCCTCAGATCTTCGATGCGGTCGCGCAACGAAGCGATGTCCTTGTTGATCTGCATCGACAGTGCCTGCAGGGCATTGCAATGGCGGGGCTCCTCGATCGAGCCGGCGGCCAGGAACATGGCGTCATTCAAGCAGGCGATGGCGCCGAGGAGGTCGTCGACGACAAGCAGATCGGTGGATGAGATGCGGTTTTTCGGCAAGCCTTCGGCGGCTGCCTGAATCGGTCGATCAAGCATTTCAGATACTCCGGATTGTATGGTTGCGTAGTGTGCGGCCTATCAGGCCAGGTAGATGTCCTGCATGAACCAAGCGACCGCGAAGGCGATCACTGTGATGGCGAGAGCTTCGAACATGACCGGGTCTCCCGTTTGTGTTCCTAATGGTGATATTTACACCACTAACGATAATATCATTACCGATTTGCTGTCAACCAGATTTGGTGATAAAAGCACCATATGAAGCCAAATCAATGCCGCATGGGCCGTGCAGCCCTCAATTGGAGCACTCAGGAACTCGCTCGCAGGGCGGGCTTGGGGCCCAACACCGTCAACCGCTTTGAGGCTGGTCAAGACGCTCGCGTGAGCAGCGTTGAGAAGATGCAGAAAGCCATGGAAGACGCCGGCCTCGTCTTTATCGCGGATGGTGAGACGTCAGCCGGCGGTGGGCTTGGCGTGAGGCTCCGATGATCGACGAAGACGGCAATACACACTTCGCCGACCTCTGGGCAGACGAGAAAGCCCGCGAGCGATATCTCCTCTGGTCGAAGGAAACCTATGACCACTTCCGTCGCTACCAAGAGCATTCACACCGCGGTCATATCGAGTACGGCAAGTGGCTGATGGCGTCGCTTTTGGCCGTTCATGGTGGGGCAATTTACGCGATCAGCAGCCTGAAGGCTTCGGTCAGGCAAGACCAAATTGCCGGCCTCGTCGATGCAGCGGCGTGGAATTTGGCAGGCATCTGCTTTACCTTGCTGGCGGGCTTCGCTGCTTGGGTGAACTTCCAATGCGCCGAGAACATCTATAACGCCTGGGCGAAACCGGAAATGCTGTTCCGCTCGGATGCCTCCTTCATCAAAGCTCCGAAGAGAGACCCCATTACGGCCACTTTGATTCTAGCTGCTGCCTTTGGATTTCTGGCGGGTTTTAGTTTCCTGGCGAGTGCAGTAGGCATCGTGCAGACGCTGAAGTCCTAGTCTCGACGGTATCACCTTCCTCAAAATCCCTGCGTAGGAGGCCGATTTCCGCCGTCCCGCATGTCGCCGGTATCAAGACATAGGCAAGGCGTTGCCCGAGCGTTTTCCCGCTGTAGGGAGATGTGTCACGCAATCGACATGATCGGCGGTTACACAGATCTCACTTCGCCATTGACCACGGATGTACTGGCAATGGCTGCAGGAAGGTCGGGTTTACCCGGCCTTTTTTGTTTGAGGGACTTATTCGAAAATCAGATTGCGACTTCAGCCTGCCGCCTGCGGACCGTCTTCAGCGGTTTTTCGATGAACTCATAGGACAGAGCCGCGACAACGATCGCAAAGCCGGCAACGACAAGAAAAGTGAGACCGGAAGGAAGCTCGTATCTGAGGAGCCGCGATAGCGGGTAATGCCAGAGATAGACGCTGTACGAGATCACGCCGAGATAGACGAGCGGACGCAGCGTCAGAATGCGGTGCAGCCTTGTCCCTTCTGTCGAAACCACCGACAGGATCAGGCCACCGGCCGCGAGATCGACAATGATGCCGCCCCAGGCGATGAATGCAGGCGATCTGAACGGGGCTATCAGAAAACCGACGGCGAGAACGTAGGTGGCAAGCCTGCCGATGATCGCAGCCGTTTCCGGTTTCGGCCGCCAGTGCATCACCGCGATCAGCCCGCCGAGCATCAGACCGCTCATTCGCGTATCGAAGCGATAGTAGGTCCGATACCAGTCCTGCCAGATTAGCGCGTCGGCAACGCGCCACGCCGTAGCCGCCACGAATGCGACGATCAAGAACCGGGCGAGCGCCCGTTGCGAAAGTGTGCGCGTCGCCAGGATGACAAGTGGCCAGATCAGATAGAAATGTTCTTCTACCGAAAGCGACCAGGTGTGTCCGAGCATCAACGGCTCGTGCCAGAAGGCCATGGCGTAATCGGTTAGGTACGTGGCAGCGATTGCCGTATCGACAATTGCGTCGCGAGCCGGGAACAGTGTGGGAGCGACGGCGGCATAGGCGGCGAGCATCAGCAACAATGGCGGCCAGAGGCGGAGCGCTCGACGCCAGTAGAAGCGGCTCAGCGAAACGGTTCCGGTTTCCATCACCTCGGAGCGCAAAATCGAAGTAATCAGATAGCCGCTCAAGACGAAGAAGAGATCAACGCCAATGGAGCCGCCCCCCGTGAACGGTAAGCGGCAATGAAATGCCACCACGGCCAGAACGGCGATGGCGCGCAAACCGTCGAGCGCGGGATTATACTGCATCAGTCGATGCAGGTCGCTTTAACGACCGTGCCGCCAAATATTCTGAGGCGAACGCTATCATTTCTCGATCACCGTGGCTTGTTTTCCCAATCCACAGTTGAATTGAATTCCGTTACCCCCGTCAATTCACCCGAATTTGTTAGCCATAAGTATTTTTCCCCGCCGATCGCTCCCGCTGGTCTGCCTCTTTGGCGAGGCGCATGGCATTGTTGGCGCGGAAATAGGAAAGCCCTGCCTCCTGGAGATACCGTTTCCACTGACCATGCTGAAGCCGAGCCCGGGCCTCGATCAGGCGACGGCCGAGCTCGAGGCGACGACCGCGACTGTTCGTGACGCCGGCACGCCGCCGCAGCCCGTGTCCGGAATCAGTGTTCGACAGGCCATAGCCGACTAGAGCCGACAGTCGGGAATAAATAAGAGCCGTCAGGGTATACCGTAGCGGAGTCGTGCCCCTCAAATGGTCCGCGGCAAGCATGATCGCGCCGAGCTCGAGACGATCCCATAGTTCAAGCCACGTCGACGCGTTTTCATCGATCCACTCAGAACAGACCAAAATCAGGTCGGATACAGCCCAAAGGCTCCATTCCTCGATCAGCCAGCCATTTCCCTTCGTTTCAGCCAGCGTGCTCAGAACCAGCCGGAGATGGCCTTCCCCACGCTTATTGAGAATTCGGCGCATCGTCGCGGCTGCTCGAGTCTGTCCCGGCTTCGGCATCTCATTCGCCGGGATGATCTCGATATCGAACTCTGAGCAAATGGAGCGGACTAGCGCTTCGGACATTGTGGCTCCTTATCGGCTCTGCAAGACCTGGAGAACGGTGCGGCGAATGTCGTCTGCCATCGATTGGCGAGAACGAGCGTCACCGGTGTCACCGTGGAAGTTGAAAGTCATCGGCGCATGGACCGTGGTCTTTTCCTTGGCCGTTCCGCCACTGCCCCGGCTGTCGGAAACCTTGCTGTCGTCGACGACAATCACGCGCTCGTTGCGACGCTTGAAGAACTCGACGCGTTGATCTTCCCCCGGCATGATTTGCCCGCCGGTTGCGAAGCCGACTTGCCGCTTCAGCCGATCGAGCAGGGACGGCATGTTGTGGCCGCTCAACAGTCTGGCGATGCCCTGGGTCGGGCCGCCGCTCACCCCATTCAGCGCCGCCGTGTTGCCGTTCAGCATGGCGTCCGCAACAGGATCATACCGGCCGCCGCCCGTGCCGGCGAAGTTGCGGGCCGCGTTGAAGTAATAGGCCGAATACGGATCGAGATGGCTGGAGCCGCCGCCGGACGAACCACCCGAGTAGCTGCCCCGCGAAGACGACCCGCCGCCGGAATAGGACGAGCCGCCCGAATAGGAGGCCGAGGACGAGGCGGACTTCAGCGCCTTCAGGCAGGCAATCATCTCCTGATCGTTGCTCTCCGCCGTCTCCCAATAGTTCGTATGGATGCGGAGCTCCTGCACGACGTTGAAGAGATGGTCTTCGATCAGTGACAGAGCGTCACGGCCACCGGAGAGAATCGATGCGGTCGCGTTGGTGTTGGCGACACTGCCTGCGCCGGACATCTTCAAGAGTTCCGGGCCGTTCTCGCCGACCAGATAGGTGCCGCCGGCCGAGACAGGGCCACCCGCCGCACGAGCCCCGCTGATCTGGTAGCCCATATCCTGCAGGATGCCGAGGTCATAGGGGCTGTCGTAATAGCTGGCCGTCTTGCCGCCGTAGGAGCCGTTACCGGCCGACACGCCGACCGTCTTTCCACCGCCGACCTGATACTGCGAGTAGGAGAAATCGGCATTGCCACCCGGGTACATGACCTGCTGGGAGCCGTACCCGCCGCCGCTGGTATACACGCCCACCTTCTGGCCACCGCCTACGCTGTACTCGTAGTATCCGATCCCAACCATTCGGTTCGGGATGCCCATGATCTCGGCGGACAGCGACTTGACGCGAGATTCCAGATTGTCGACGTGGAAGTACGCGTTGATGACCGAGTCCACCCATGCATTGACGGACTTGGAATCGCCGCCAAGCTGGAGAAGGGATGCCCGGATCAGTTCCAGCGCCTCATGTGCGCCCTGCGCCGTCAGCCGACCGTCATTGAGCGCCGCGAACACCTTGCCGATGGAGGATGCGGCGGCATCGATCGCGCCGGCAGCTTGTCCGGACATGCCAGTGCCGAACACGTCCGCAACCGGCGTCTGAGCCGCGGCCGCAAGCGTTGCCTGGATTTCCTTCAGTTCGGTCTTCATCGTGCGGAGCTGCTTGCTCGACTGTTCGAAGCCGGCAAGCGTGTTCCGGCGCGCGTCGGCCATCTGCTGGTTGACGTCGACGACGGCGCTTTTCGCCTGCTGCCATGCCGCACCAACGCCGCCAACTGCTTGGCTGAGGCCGTTTGCGCCCTGGATGGACTGGGAGAAATCCATGTCGGCGAATTCGGAGAGGCGCGACTGAGCGCGGTTGGTGCCTATGCGGTCGATCGAGCCCTGGAAGAACTCGCGGATGGGATGGCTGTTGTTGATCGCAAGGCTTTTGGCCTTCTGCGCCTCGTTCTCCCGTGCCAGTGCGGCCGCATAGGGGTTCTCACGCAGTGCAATCAGCTGGCCAGAGGCATCGACATTCGGCAGTTCAACGCCTGGTATCGTATTGAAAGCATTGATGATTTCGTTGACGGCCTGCTTGGAAGCATTCGCTAGCTTGTTCAAATGGTCTATCGCGATGTTGACAGCGCCGACGAACGCCGCGCCAACGATGTTCGGCAGTTGATCCCACATGAACTTGATATCGCTGCCGACCGCCCGGAAGGCGTTAATGATGATTTCCGCGATGTCGACGGCAGCCGAGCCGAGTTGGCTGAAGGCGTAGAAAACCGGGTCCAGGACTGCACTGAAGGCCGGCCCGAAGGTGGATTTCAGCCCCTCCCACGCGACCTGGAATACGGCCGTGAGCGTTTCGCCCCAGGTTACAGTTTCGCCGAGTGCCTTGCTCGCTTCCGACCTGATGTGTGAGAGGCCCGCCGCCCCAGCAGCGCCGGCCGCTATAGCGATCGGTCCAAGCGCGCCCAATGCGGCGCCAGCGGAACCGGCCATGACCATCGTTTCCCTGAGGGCTGCTTTGATCCCACCCTGCATTTGCGCGATCTGGGCGCCCTGCTGGGCAAGGACCATGCCCGGATTCATTCCGGAGACCAGCGACACACCGATATCGTTGAGCTGGTAGAGCAATTGCGTGCGGTACAGCACCGCATTCCGCATGGCTGCGTTGGTAGCATTGACCGCCACTGTGTTTGCCGCGAAGGCCGCGGAATGTCCCTTGATGGCAGCTACGGCAGCCAAGGACGCCTGACGCTCTCGGCTCAGAGCTGCGGTCATCTCATTGACCGAAATGGCGCCCAAACGGTGCGCCTGCCTGATCTCCTCCTGGGTCTGCTTGTAGCGCTGCAGCACCGCGAAGGTCGGATTGAATTTGGCCCTCAGCGCGTCCTGTTGCTGGCCGATAGCCAGAGCGGACCCGTGTGCTGACTTCGCCATCTGCTCATTGGCGCGCGTCAGTTGATCGGTCATCTTCTGCGCATTGATCGCAGCGTCGCCGATCTCCTTCAACTCGCGTTTGACCACGCGGCCGCCCGTTTGTGCGCCCGAGGGATCGATGAAAATCGAGACGCCTCTATCCATTTGTCATCAATCCTTGTGCAGGGTGTCGAGCGCTCCCCGCATGTCGCGGTAGATCGCATCGAGGGTGGATAGGGCGTGGTCAGCTACTTGGCGCATCGCCAGATGGTCCGGAGTCGACCATGGCCGGCGACTGAAGGCGTCTGCCATCTTCTCTATTTCGGATTTGCGCTGCCGGTACAGCCTGGCCATGTTCGCCCGAGCAGCCTTGTAGCCGGCGCCCGAGCGAGCGAGCTCGTCGTGAGCTGCATCGCCGAAGGCTTCGACGCTGTCCTTGAATGTGGCCATAGCTGCTGTGGCGTCCATGTCAGCCGACCTTCGCCTGATCTGCGATCAGATGATCCCGGCGCGCGGCCCAAGCATCTCGCAGACTGTCGCCGCTCTCGGGGTAGAAACTGGGGTGGCGAAACTCCCACGGAATGCGGTCCGCATCGCCGCGGAACGTGGCCACGGGATGCACGGGAACGCCGCCGTTGTTGATTGCGGCTTCAATGCCGGCGAGATCGACATAGGCAGCGCGCAATTCAGCGACCGCGGCTGCATATCGCTGGCCGGCTTCTGCTCGCATCTGAGAAAGGTCTGTGCTCGACATGGGCGTTTCTCCTTAAGCCGCTTGCTGCTGGACGGGGTCCAGTTCGCCGCTTACCCAGCGGGCGATGAAATCGTTCTGATCTTGCTTGTTCATGGCCTTGTAGAGCTCGACCATGTCCTCGACGTTCCGCGCCGCCGGCATGCCCTTCTTCGCGAATTCCGCTTCGATGGGCGCCGATGCCTTGCTCATGAACTCGTCAAAGGCCTTGCCGTTGCTGTGCTCATAACCGGTAGCCTTGCGGATGTTGTCGACAGCGTGATTGATCGCTATGTCGGCGAGATTGATGCATTCGCGCTCGACCTCAATCTCCTTTAGTTTTTCCGGATGCGATGCGGCGACGATGTCCGCTTCAAGCTTGGTTCGGAGCTGGTCATCGATGCCGCTCAAGTGATTGGGCGCCTCGAATACGGCTGCGATCGTTGCCGGATCTGGATTGCGCATCAGGAGGGCGGCACGATCGCCAGGGGCCATGCTGCGCAGATGAGCGCGAAGCTCCTGGCGAAGCAGCGCGCCCGCGACGTCGCCCTTGTCGGGCTTGGGAATCGTCAGGGCTTGCCGCTTGGCCGTCACAGCCTCCGCCGAAGCCTCCAGCTTGCAGCGAGAGCGGGCGAGATCCGGAATGCATTCCTTGGTCACGAACTCGCGCATGGCCTCGTCGAGACCCTTGTCGCTGAGAGTGCCTTTGGCCTTCAGTTCGTTCCGCTTCTTCGTGATCTTCCCGGCGATCTCAAAAGCCCCACTGAGGGTGAGGTGATAGGGCAGCAAGCGGCCATTGTTGAGCCACTCTGTCTTGAACCGGGCCTGGATGTTTTGCTCAAAATTCATAGGGCTCTCCTTCAGTAAAAGCCGATGATGTCTTGTTCGTAGCCGCGGCGGTCGACAAGCGGGGCGTTCAGCACACCGGCGACCGCGTTAGCCAAGTCGTCATGACCGCCTGGTGCGTGATCGATGGATTCCTTGCCGCCGCGGTTCACTCGGCGCTCCAGTCCGACGATCTGATTGACGAGCCGATCGGAATCGAGCAGGTCGGCCGACCTGCTGTTCAATCTAGGCAACAGATCGCGATAGAGATCCGAGCGCGGCTTTTCGCAGAGCTTGTAGTTGACGCCCTTCTTCCGGAACTGCTCCCTGGGCCATTCGCCGGCGTAACGGTCGCCTTCGACCTCGGTGATGCGATACCGGGCCAAGGTCTCGACAAACTCTGCGACAACGGCCTCGGGGCTGAAGGGTGGCTTTTTCTCCCTCATGCAGTCGAGAACGACGCGCTCGCCTTCATTGTGGCCGATCGCCAAAGTCATGGAGTCATTCGAGCCGCCGCTCGGATCGACGAAGGCGCGATAGCGATTGCTCGAAACATAGGGCCGCTCATAGACGCCGGGCGAAACGCAAGCTTCCACCACTTCGATATTCACGAACTGCTCGATATCGGCGCGGAACTCCGCCATGAATTCAGCGCCGGCCGATGCCTGGTCACGCTCGAGCGCCCGGTCGACGACATCTTGCGAAATCGTAGGGTTCATTTCCCTGGTCGTGGCTTTCCAGACCAGCGGAGCGTCATCCTTGCCCCAATACCGCTTGAAGGCATCCCAGAGCGCTCCGCGGCGTGCATGAGGCGACGAGGCGCACAGCAACATTGAAGTGGGGATGGAGGCCATTCCTGGCCGGATGGCATCTAGGATCGCATAATCCGGCTCTGCCGCGTCATCCGTCCTCCAGAAGGCGAGCTCGTCGCATAGAACGGCCGCGTAGGTGTAGCCGCGCGTCGATCGGAAGGAAGCGGTGCCGACTTCAATGGTCGTGCTGTTGTCGAGGTCGTAGGAATCGGCCGTGTCGCGCTGAACCATCGCCTTCAGCACGTCGATGTTGTCGAGCATGGCCCGGACATAGCGAAGGATAACACGCGCCTGCCGGCGATCTGTGGCGATCACAAGGACGGTCGCACGCTCGCCCGGTGCCAGGTATTGGCGATAGTCGAAAAAGCAGGCCAGGTAGACCGCAATCAACGCCATGTGGAAGGACTTGCCCCCGCGGCGCCCGATCACCATCCAGGCCTCTCTCTGAGCCTCCGTGGGGGCCTCTTTGCGGCCGGTATGGTGTTGGTAGAGGTCTAGCTGCTCATCTGTCATCGGCAGCCCAAACATGGCTGCAAGGAAGGCATGCCACGCCCGATAGGTCTCCGGCTTCCGGAACCACGGAGCAAAGATCTTCGGATGCTGGCAGGCCTCGAGGATGTTCATGCAGCCTGCCCCGCCAGAAGGTCAGCGAGGGACTCGCGGGGCTTGGCCGGCGCTTCACCCATGCCGAGCGAACGCAGGCAGCGGGTCAGGCTGTTCGACCAGGCCAGATACTCTCGGCTATCGCGTTCGGAGAGAGGGCCTTCACCCTCCAGGAGCTTGGCATCCATCAGGGCGCAATGCAGGCTCAGCCATGCCGCGCGTTCGATCAATGCCCGCTGGGGTGCTGTTGGCTTGCCGCCGACATGCTGGGTGAGCTCATCCCGGACACTTTGCATAAGGCGTGCTTCCCGCCTGCGTCCGTCCAGCTTCGCCAGCACGTTCGGCCTCGAATGGGGGCCTAATTGGCGCATAGTAGATCCTTCTAAGGGCCATGGGCGTCATCTCGACGGCCACCACCGCATGTTGTGCGATGTCACCTATATCTACCCCATATCTTGGGTATATTCAAACGCCTCCGGGATATCCTAGACGGTCCTGCGAGCCACTCGGCTAACCTGCATCGCCGTCCACTTGCCCCCGCGGGATGTGGCTATCCCCATCTCGTCGAGGGTCCGGGCGATCTGCGATAGGGAGGCGCCGGCTTCCCGCATCGGGGCTATCAGCTTCATGACCTTGGCTGCCTCTGCGTCTGCCTTGGCCTGGATGGCGACGTTCCGCTTCATGGTGGCATCCCTCATGCCCCCGAGCTTCACACCGCGCTCCTTCGCCACTCTGAGGGCTGCCTTGGTGCGCTCTGAGATGAAGGTACGCTCCTGCTCTGCCAGGGCTGCATAGATGTGCAGTTGGAACTTATCGGCCTGGGGCATCTGGGCGACGCGCAGCTTGACCTTCGGATCGTCCATGAGGGTGGCGATGAAAGAGACCTTGCGGCTTAACCGATCCAGCTTTGCAATCAGTAACTCGGCGCCTGTCTTGCGAACCAGGGCAAGGGCCTTATTCAGTTCAGGCCGGCCGTTGTTGGCCCCGCTGTCGACGTCCTGAAACCGTCCGATGATCTCATAGGGGACGGCGCTAAACCGATCGAGGAAGATCCCGATATCCCGCTCCTGAGCTTCAAGCCCCAGTCCGGACTTGCCCTGGTCCTCTGTCGAGACGCGCGTGTAGATCACATATCGCAGCATGGCTTTTCCCCACCGCCTTGCTGGATATTCTCATGGCCGTATCAAATGTCAATGGACGTTGAGGCTGTTAAGTCCTTGATATTACGGAGATGCTGGAGAAACGAAGGCCGGAGTTGAGCCTTTGCGTTTGCCGCCGTTTCCCCGCTCTTTAGTGCTATCTTAGGACGACCTAACTAACGAACTGCTATCTTAGAGAGGACCAATCCATGTGGCTCGAATTACACGACAGCAATGGACCGATCTTCATCAACATGGACACTGTTGCCCACTTCCAGCGGGTTGAAGGGAAGCGGCGTACCACTCTCGTCACCATCGCGCCCAATAACGGGACCTGCGTGATGGTCCAGGTTAACGAGTCACCTGAAGAGATCATGGAGATGATCAGCGAATATTGACGGAGGTTGGCCAGGTCTCCAAGGATCGAACGGCCTAGACAGAACAGCTTACTGGACAACTCGAACCAGTGTGCCACCCTCAAGGACAGCCAAAAAGACATGGTCCCGTAACTCGAGCCCGACTTGGTTATCCCTCCTTGCGGGCTCTCTTTGTGGGTGGGGCTTTCCCCGTTTTCCCCAGGTTCTCCACACGTTTCCCACTCTCACAGCATCGTTTATCCCCAGAGCTTGCGACTCAGGGTCGTCTATCGTTTTCTGCTTATGCAACCAGTGAAAGGAACGATCTGAATGGTCGACATGGGTATGATTGCGGGTGCGGTCGGCACCTTAAAGACTGCGCTTGATATCGCTGGCACCGTGAAGGAAATGAACGACCTTGCCGTGATCCGGAACAAGGTTATTGAGATGCAGAACCTCATAATGAGTGCACAGGGTACGGCCGTTACCGCACAGTCCCAGATGCTGGAGATGGTGCACGAAATAGCCGAGCTGAAGGCAAAGCTGGCCGAGGCCGAGGAATGGAAGGCGATCGCCGATCGCTACCAACTGCGCGACTATGGCAACAACACCTTGGCTTACGAGCTAAAGGAAGGCGTCGATGGTGAGCCGCATCACCGGATTTGCCCCGTATGCTTCGAGCAGCGCCGAAAATCCATCCTGCAGTTCCGCTACAAGACTCACAGCAGTCAGGACAAGTTCAGATGCATCCCCTGCGGGGCCGACTTCGAATTCGGGGTGTATCATGCTCCCCAGTATCGTAAGCCTGAGCGCAACTGGATCCGTTGACAACGAAATCTTCCGGCTCTCCAGGCGATATGCTAATAGCTGATGACCTTGTCGCTCTGGGCGATCAGTTGCACCAACTTGTTGGGATTCCCCGGCGCAGCACCCCGCAAAACGATAGCATCGGGGGAAATGCTGCGGGCCTTGGCAGACATTCCCGAGAAGTAAATCTCGGCCTTCTCGGCTGTCGCGGCATTGATTGCCTCGAAGTGGTCGGAGAGCTTTCCGCTGCCAAGCCCTTCCACGCTTGCTGCGCTTTCTGGCGTGAGGAGATGCACACCATCTCCGGCGACAAACAAAACCAAATGATGGCCCTCTTCGAGGACGGCTCTCGCGACAAAGAATGCAAGAGCAGCCCTGGTCGGATCGTTCGGGCCTACGGTCACATGCACGAGTATCTTGGCCATGATCGCCTCCGTGGAATGTCAGAATATCACCTTTAGGCCGCGGCGATAGACGCTGCTCGTGAGGGTCAAGCGGCGGCCTCCGCGTCCTCTGGGATATTGCCAGGCTTGCCGACAAGGTTCTCTTCCACCCATTCCCGATACCGCTCGAGGGCTGGCGCTATGTTCTCCCCCGTCGACCGCCGGAAGGCTTCCCTGGTGGGCTTGTGAAGGAAGGCCCAGCCGAGAGTTGCGCAATGCTGTTCGGTCATGCGGCGCCCTTCGGGTTTTCATCCATCCACTTTGCCCAAGCTGCGCGCTGCATCTCGGCGTGAACAGCGTAGGCAAATCTGTCGACCTCACGCTTGATGTCGGCCTCCGCCATGCCCTGCACCTGCAGGCGAGCGTATAGGCGCCGGCAGGTCATTTGCCAAAAGCGATCGGCGGCCGGCCCGTGGCGATTTTCGAGCGTCCTGGCGGTCTCACGGACGAAGATCAGTTCACGGTCGACGGGAAAGGGGATGATCTCGGCATTGTACTTGCTGGCAGCGGTAGTCATGTCGAAAAGATCCATCTGTTCACCTTTCATGCTGCTTCCTCGTCCCTAGAGTCTCCACTCCCATGGGGCGCCGCCCCTTGGAACCCCGCCGGGGCATGATGCCCCAGACCCCCAGACAAACCCGCTACGCGGCTTTGCCCGATCTGAACTTGCGGTGGCGCCGGCGGAAAATCAGGCTGTGAAGCCGGTTGCACTGAAGTGTCGCCATTCCTGTTTATCTCTACTCGCGACATTGCGGTGCAATCGCGCTTCTGTCGGTAGAACCACGTGCGACGGGACATGCCTTCGGCCTCCCATGGCTTTGTGGCCGCCAATGTTTGCGCCTGCTGGGACTTGCGATCGACCATGCCCAGCTCACGCCTCTTGCGTTCCTGCCGGCCCTTATCGCGTTCACGTTTGTTCGCCTTCGCGAGGTCCTTGCGCTCCGCTGTGGCCATGTCACATGCACCGATGGTGTGCAGACCTAAGGCGGTTCGGAGTGACATCGTCACGTCGAGCAATTTGGCGACCGCATCCGCCTTAAGCATCCACTTTCGGCCGCTACCGAGTTTCGCTATCGACTGCACCGTGACCGGATCAGCCCAAGGTGCCCATTTCGAGCTCCAGGAAACGACGTCTTGTGACCGAGGGGTCATTGCCACCGCTCGCAGGTACGCAAGGCAGGTATCAACATCATCCGTGCCTGATGGATCTGGAATTCGTGATCCGTGCCGAAAGCGGATGATTTTCTCAATCTCGCGGACTCGCAGCAGCTCGCGTGAGAAATCCCATTCCTGCCTACGCGCACGTTTGCGCGCCGGCTTCTCTTTCATGATGACCTTGCCGAGCATTACCTGCTCGGACCCGTCCCGCTTCTTCTTGGTGGTTGCCTTCAACCGAACGCTCTCCTCAGCATCCGGAATTTCTCAGCCATCGCCGCGGCTTCGCAGGCCTCGACGGCCGACAGGCCAAAACGGTTCTTGAGCGCCGGGACGATCGGCCGCGGCGGCTGCGCTTGATCGGCCGGGCGGCCAAGTTCACGGCTTCATTGTCGGGGTGACAGCAGGTCATGCGGCCTCGCTTTCCGGAAAATCAGTTTCCTGCGCGCCGTTTTTCATCCGTGCGGACGTGTAAGGGTGTACCGATGCCCGGTAGGGCCACAACGCGCAGGAAACAGCCTCACAAAGCCTGATCTCGGAGATCTGCCCGGCGCAACAGTCGGTACATTTCCGCCTGATCGCCTGGAGCGGACTCATTTGTTCGTGCCCCGCAGCTTTGGCGACGGCGGCAGTGGGCGGCCATATGGAGGCCAGCGCGGTTCGGTTGGGCTTAGCGAGGCTCATGCAGAAGCCCTCGCGCGTTCACGTTCCCAAGCGACAAGATCTTCCTCTTTGAAGAACTTGCGCTTGTTCACTATCATCGGCCGAGGGAAGCCAAGAGATTCATTCTTCTGCCAGCGCCACAAGCTCATTTCGGAGATAGAGTAGCGCTGAAGAACTTGGGATGTCGTCAGGTATACTTGATTGCTCATTACCGGCTTGCGCCTCCTTGGTGAGAATCCGAAATGACATCTTTACTTTCTCTCTTTTTTTACCAAATCCCATCATGTCAAAACAACCGGTTTCGCGGGCTTTTCCCAAATGCAGGCGCCTGCCGGGGCCGGAGCCCTTGCCCTGCGCTTGCCGCTCACTCATAAAGGGCGCGAACCGGCCAGGCGCACAATGTTCGTTCCGGATGAGCTCTTGCCGACTATCTCCTCGACCATGGATGCCCAGGCGCTTAGAGCCCGACGTTTCTCTTCCAGGAAGTCATGACGAACGTAGACGGCGGTCACACCTTGGATGGTTCCACTGCGGTGGTTCAATGCGGCTTCGACAACGTGGATCGGCTGGCCGAGAGATGCCATTCCTGACGCGCAGGTTCGCCGCAGGTCGTGAAACCGCCACGGAGCAAGCTGGACGTTCTCCGGATCCTCACCCCGCTCTGCGGCTTCTTGTTGGGCAATCTTGAGCATTTCCGCGTCAAGTGCGGCCTTGGCTCTGGAGAAGCCAGAGATTGCCGTCTCGCCTGTGGTAGTGAACATCAGATTTGCGTCACCCTCGACAACGGGAAGGCTGTTCAGGATGTCCGACGCGGCCGGCGCCAGCGGGACGGCATGCGCGATGCCATTCTTCGACCGATCCTTCGGAATGGTCCAGACCGGCTCCTTGACATCGAGATTGAACTCACGCCGACCTGCGGCAGCCACTTCGTCTCGCCTCTGGCCTGTGAGCAACAGCAATTTAGCCATAGGCCCGAACGGCCATCCGATCTTGTCAGAGGCCATCCATAGGAGCCGGATCTCGTCATTCGACAGGACACGATCGCGCGACACCTCCGCGGCCGGCGCCTTTACGTTGGCAACGGGCGATGCCGTCACGATGTCGCGTTCGATGCACCAGTTGAAGAACTTGCGCAGCAGGGCGTGAACCCGGTTGGCCGTGGTTCCCACTCCACGATCGACGATATTGTCCAGCAGTGAGATCACATCCCGCCGAGTGATCGATTGGATGTGTCGCTTCTTCCACTCTGGCCTTACCTCGGCATCAATGAGGCGCTTGCTTTCACGGGCAGAGCTCTCGCGCGTCTTGGCCTCTACATGCCGTCTGATGAATTCGTTCAGGACAACGTCGACCTGATTCTCGTCATTCGAGCGGGCGAGTTTGCCAAGCCGTTTTTCTTCCGCAGGATCGATGCCCTCTGAAACAGCCCGCAGGGCCTTGCCGGCGGCCGTTCGAGCATCCGCAAGCCCATACCGAGGATATGGCCCGATTGTCAGCTTCCGAGCTCGGTTGGCGATCCTGTAGCGAACCGCCCAACTGAGGGAGGCGGGCAACTCCTTGCCGTCTTGTTCCCGCTTGGGCTGAACGACCAGATAGAGCCCAGGCATACCGCCATCGGGGATCTCTTTACGGGCTGAACTTGGCTTGACGGAGTCGATGAACTTCGCGGTGAGAGCTTTTGCCAT